ATTATTCATTGTCCAACTTCTGTCAGCATAACTAATAATAGAACTAAACGTATAATTATTTATAAAATACTTAAACAACTTATTAGCACCACCAACAACAGAAGTATTTATCTTGTTACAAAATCTTAATAATTCATATGAATTTTCTTTCGATTTTTGACCTAGGCATTTTCTTAATTTACCAAAAGTCATTAAAGAAACTAATTCGTTTTCATAATAAAGTCCCAATCTAATTTTAGATATACAATTACCTTGAATATGATTTTTTTCGAGAAATTCTTTTGAATCTTTATATGATACTTCTTCCAATGAACATTTTCTGGCATAAATCTTTTTAGATTTACCAAGTAAATTAAGTATTCTTGATTTAACTATATCTTGTTTGTAAATCCAATCATCTTCATAAATATGTACTAAATGAATTTCTTGTTTTTCACATTCTTCTGTTTTATTTAGATGATAATTTTTATCTTTATGAATTTCACAATGCCAATAAAGACCGTTAAATTCAAATGCCAATTTCAATTCTGGTAAGTAAATATCCAATTCTAATGAATCAATTATATTTTTTTCGTTGGTAAGAATGATACCTTGATATTGTTTTTTGATAAAATCAAACAATTCAAATTCAAAACTGGATATTGGCTTTCTATATTTATTACAATCGTTACATATAACTTCATTATTTTTATATCTTCTATGAAGCATCTGTATCGACATTTCGACTTCATTTTTACAATTATTACAAAACAAAACAATTTTATCTTGACTTACAGAAACGATACTCAAAGATTCGTCTAATCTATCCATTATAGTTTTCAATTTTTTTTCTTCAAATATTTTTAACAATTTCATTCTGGATTCATTAGACTTCCAATAACATTTATTAGAAGCTTTCATTTTAAAAATATCTGTTTTAGAATAATGATCGACTCCATATTTGTTTAATAATGTATTATTTTTCTTTGTCAAGCAATCTTCACTAACAATATATACATCACTGCCATATTTTTTTAAATTTGTTTCCTTAATTTTACTTTTGACTTCTTCTGATTTAAAAGAATTATCTACTCCATACTTATTCATCATGGTATTTTTATACTTATTTTTTGTCTGTTCTGATTTATTACTACACAGACTGGAACAATATTTTGCATAACCAATAGAAAGTCTCTTGAATTTCAATTGTTTTTTACAAAAATTACAAAATTTTTCTGATTCTTCTTTCAACAGAAATTCATCATAATATTTTTGAACATTATAATCTGCATGATTTTGATTTATATGAGAAGCTAATCCATTGAAATTTTTACATTCTTTCCCGCAAACTTTACAAATTTCCATAATAAACTCCTTACCAGGTTCTAAATTGGAGTAATCCATACTAAGTAAGGTTTCGGGAAAAGGGAGCTACCCTCTGTCCTCCAGATTATATAAATCAAGCGACTATAAAATCGGGAGGATGTGACTCATCAAACATTCTATCGAGCCACTTCTCTTCCATTTCTTTATATTCACTAATAATTTCACTAGCATTAATTGTCAAACCATCGGGCATTTGTCCACCATATTTGTTAAGATTTCTACCCCATCTAATGCCAGCTCTTGCAACAGCAAGTTTCTTTACTAGTGGATTGTTATACAAATTATAAGCATATTCTCTTCTCCAAAGAATGAGCACACCAATCAATGCTGTTGTTGGTGTTGGTGTTATTCTTATAATCTCTCTTCCGGGGATATAGTCAACAGAATACATCTTACCAAACATCTCATTAATCATGTCAAGATATATCATAGCTGTTTGATAGTTTGCCAACGCTAATCCTCCAGGTGCTCCATATCCAGGACCTCCGGGATAGCTACCTTGCTCCACATATTGGTTGTAAAGAAGAATGTGAGCAGGACTAAACAAAGTGTTTATTCCATCCATACCAAATGAAATAGAGAAATCCCATATAAATTCAACATTGTCAAGAGTCGCACCAGTAGAGTAATCTCTAACAGCGGAAACAGCATAGTCCTGCTGACCCGCTGATGTCTGAAGAATAAAATAGTCTCTGTAAGAACCCTCGTCGTAGTTATAACGATTGAAGTCTTGACACGCATCCTCTATAGCCTGTTCCAACTGCGTATTAGAAATTTCAATGTTGATAACAGGATGTCCTAGTTGTGTTATAACATAATCCTTCATTTGATTCAAATTGGTAATCTTAGCCATAAATTATTCCTCTTTATTTTTCTGACTTGTCTTTTTCGTGGTCTTCTTCAACTCAGCTCTAACTTTAGATTTGATCTTCTTTCCCTTGAGTGGTTTGTTTTTCTTCTCTTCAACTTTATCTATGATAATCTCTTTTATATTTGGTTCATTAACGTCAACATTCTTTTTGTTAAAACATTCCATCTTCTTTATAATCTGCTTAACTGGTTGTGGTGGAATTATTACTCTTAGCAAACCCTGAAAATTATCTTCATAAAAACATTTGTCAGGAATTGGATGTAGTCTTCCATCATTAGGTACTCTGTAAACTCTACCTTCCTTCTCAAACTTTACATCAAAACCAGCAACGTTAACTACCTTCATGTCAAACCTCCTAAAAGACATTTAAAACTTACTCTCACATATATTTATACTTTTAGTCTAAAATGAATTTTTTAGCGAAAAATACAATAAATATTTATTATTTTTTATAAACATACTTTAAATTTCCAGAATTATATATTCTATATATTCCTCTATTATACATTATATCGTGCTCTGTTTTATTTTTATCAAACCCCTGCTTAATCAATATATCTTTTCTATAATTAAATCTATTTCTCCTTATCTTATTATGTACATAAAAATAATTTGGAGTAGTCTTACCAACCAATTCAAAACCTATTTTTTCATAAACTACACCATTTATAATAGTAGTCCAAAATCTATCGGCATAACTAATAACAATTTCTGGTTTATAATTATTCAAAAAACTTTTAAATAATCTACTTGTAGCACCAACAACCGTAGTGTTTAGCTTATTACAAAATCTTAATAATTCATATGATCCATTTACATTATTAAAACCAAGACTTTTTCTTAATTTACTAAAAGTCATTAATGATAATAATTCATCATTATAATATAATCCATAATTAATCTTACTGACACAGTAACCTTGTAAATGATTTTCTTCTAAAAATTCTTTAGCATCTTTAAATGTTACTTCTTTTATAATACATTTCCTAGCATATATTTTTTTAGACTTTCCTAATAAATTTAAAATCCTCGATTTCACTACATCTTTTTTAAGAACCCAATCATCTTCATAAATCTGAACTAAGTGTATTCCTTTTTCTTCACATAATTCCGTTTTATTAAGATGATAATTTTTATCTACAAACTTTTCATTATGCCAATACAACCCATTAAATTCAAAAGCCAATTTTAATTCAGGAATATAAATATCTAATTCATATGGATATATCAATTTTCTATAATTTTTTATAATTTCACCATTGTAATTAATTTCAATAAAATCAAATAATTCTTTTTCATAGATTGATATATTTGATAGGTTGTAACATTTATAGCAAGGATGAACCTTTTTATTAAATCTCCAAATAAAATATTGTTTTTGTATCCAAAAATCGCAACCACAATTTTTACATCTAACGTGTATATTATTTTCATCTTTATATTTTAATATTTTAAAATACTTCTTAAACATCTCTTCGTTTTTATTTTTATAAAAATTATTAACACCGTTAACTACTTTATTTTTCACCTTTTCTATTTTCATTGGATGGTCAACTCCAAAATTATCCAAAAAATATTTACGAATTTCTTCTTTAACTTCTTCCAATTGAAACGGATTTTCTACTCCATACCTATCCAAACAAGTTTTTATATATTTTTTTCTATTAGTAAAATGTTTTACTCCGTATCTATCTATACATGTTTTTTTTGCTTTATCTCTGTTATTAAACTTTTCATCTCCATATATTTTATTTTTAGTAATTCTTCTTTTATCTACTATATCTGCAATTTCTTCTATTGTTTTATTTCTCCATGTTTGTGAAGATTTTTCTTTATTATTATACTTAATATCTCCATACTTATTTAATTTTGTCTGTTCTATTTTTTGTCGAGTATTTTTTGAACTATTACTACATTTTGATGAACAGAAATTAAAATATCCTTTTGTTAAACTTATAAACGATGTTTCTTTACCACATTCTGTGCAAATTCCTTCTGCGTCTTTTTTTAAGTAAATATCATAATATTCCTTAATATCAAAATTATGATTATTCCTAATATGCAATGACAAACCTCTAAAAGTTTTTGTTTCAAATTCTTTACATATTTCACATATCATAATAATATTCCCTTCAAATTCTATACGTTGATAAAAGACAATCATATAATTTTATCATATTTTAAATAAAAAAGTCAAGGAGATGGTCTCCTTGACTTTTACTTTATATACTTACGAATCTTTACTGATTAGAAACCAGAAGGAAGATTAGAAGTAGTAGCACCAGGGATAAGCTTCTGTACATTGTAGTATGGTATCAAGCGATAATATCTACCAGAACCAAGCAATGTGTCAGTAATAGCATATCTGGACATCACACCAACTCTTGGAGTGAAGTCATCTGGGTGGATTGCTCTGTTGGTAAGACCCATGATGTATGGGCTAAAGATGATACCAGTATCAGAGATACCAGGACCCTTATAACCGACAAGAGCATATTCTGTTCTTGCGTACTGGTCACGGTAAACATCTATTGTTCCATTGAGCTTACCAATTGCAGCCATAACCTGAGTTGCGTTAACATTCTGGTTGTATGCTACGAACTGGTGTCCAGCAGCCTGAAGAGCAGTTGCGATAGCTGGTGAAACAACTACGAAGTTACCAGGACCACGTCTTGTTGTAACAGAAATCTTGTTAGCCTGATACACAATAGATGAAACAATGTTCATGTATTTTTCACCAGACCATCTACCGTCGATACCAGTACCACCACCAGTAAGGTCGATAGCACCAACATTCTCACCACCGTTAGTAGTGTCAGTAGCCGCACTCTTCATTCTAAGAATAAGTTCTCTGTCAAGTTCTGCGGTAACTTCATACTGCAAGAACTGAACCATTTCTCTTTCGATGTCAATTCCGTGCATCGCCTTTACGTCCTGAGCAGCTTCAAGACTGAAGCTAGCTGCAAGCTTTCTGGTCTTTGCAGTGATAGCAAGCTGGTCAATTCTCATCTTAAGCTGTGGCCAATCTCCACAACCATCAACTTCGGATTCGTCTGAGTTACAAGTGTCATCAAGTGTCCAAGCTTCAGCAGCAGATGTAGTAGCACCAGTACCAGATGTGTCGTAAATACCTGTGTCGGCAGATGTGTTAGTATGACCACCCTGAAGTGTACCAGAAACACCAACCTGACTTCCAGTGTATCCACCATACTCAGGAACATTGTCCCAAGCAGCTTCGTTTCCGTTTCCGTCATCGTAGACGACTCTCATTGCGTATGCAAGACCGACAGGTGTGGACATAGCCTGGACACCGACAACCTTGTTAGCGAACAAATCTGGGAATGTTCTTCTGACAAGAGCAAGAGCAATTGGACGGAAAATCCAAGAGTCACTTGCAGCGGCACCATCAGTGAATCCACCAAGACTACCATAGTTGGTAGCACCGTGGTTGGAAGCTTCACTAATGACTTCCTGACCGTTAAAGTCCTTTCTCTCCTGGTTTTCCAAAAGAGTTGCAAGGTTTTCCTTAACGTATCTGTCCTTGATATCCTTAATGGACATCTTACCTTCAGCCTGTTCCCATTTTTTGATTAATGCAAGACTCATATCTTTCTCCTCCTCATTTATGGTAAGACCGATTTATTATTCATCCAAGTATCTATTTGCTCTTTCAGCAAACGAGAATTCTTGCTTTTCTTCTTTGATTACTTTCTTTTCTTCTCCAATATTATCTTCCTCAGTAATGATTTCGTCGAGAGTTCCCTTACCCACACTCTTTAATCTTGGAGAATTGGATTCTTTGACCATTTCTACAAATGTGTCAATTCCTTCTTTGACTTCTTCAAACTTCTTATTCTTGAACATCTTTGCAACTCTCTGCTTCTGACTTCCTGTAAGACCCTGTGTCTTTTCAGAAATAAGCAAGAATGTTGCTGACTTCTCAAGTCTCTCTTCAGATTCCATAATCTTTGCGTGAGCTTCTGACAATTCATTCTCAAGCTTTGCAACTTTACGCTGCTCCGCTTTAAGAAGAGCGGCACCATCAGTGTCAAGCTCTACATAGTTGTTTGTAAAGACCTTTCTGATCTGTTCAACAACCGGCATTGCAATTTCATTAATCGCAAGCTTCTCGATAGATTCTTCAGAAATCTGTTCGACAATAACATGGTCAAGGAAAGAGCCAAGCTTTGTAACAACTTTCTGCTCAATGTTCTTAAGCTTTGCGTCGTACTCTTCTATAAGAGATGCTTTAGCTGTTTCAAGCTCTTCGTTGACTTTCTTACTGACATACTCTTCAGCAAGCTCGTCATACTTTGCTTTTATTTCCTCTTCCTTCAACTTGACTCTTGTGGAGACCATTTTCTCAACCGCAGCTTCGAAAACCTTAAGGTCCTCAGGAGTCAACATTTCCTTAATTTTTTCTGTAATTTTCTTACTCATATCAAGCTCCTCCTATTGATTTGCTGTAATTATTTATAAAATTGGGACTTAAAAAACAGCAACTTTTTACACATTTTTGCGCTGAATTTCACTCAAAAAATCTAACATATAACCTAACACATGCTTTGACAATGAGTTAGGCTCGTATTTTTTATCTACCTTTCTTTGTAAGTTCTGCACAGCAACCTCAACAATTTGGTCACCATCAATGACAAATTCCTTATTTTCCAGTACACCTTCTACGAAACAGTTAGGTGCGGATGGATCAGCAACAATGTCAACTGTGATAAGTTTATAGTCTTCCTTAACGGTTGCTCCATCAAGAGTTCCAACACCACGGGTTGACATTCCTACAATGATTCCCTCATCTACAAGAGTCTTGGCAATTCTACCCATTGGTGTATCAATGAGTTTAGCACTACCAATACCAACGTTACCATCCATTTTAAGTTCCTCTATAATATGAGATACTCTCTCAAGATTAATCTGAGGATTTTCTGGATGGTCAAGTTCACCCATACTTCTATTCTTCATGATCTTAGATTCCACAAAGTCATTGACTTCACGGACAAGAATATCCTTTGAGTAAACTCTTCCGTTCTTGTTCTTGATTTCTGCTTCTAAGAAGGGACCTCTCAACCTGAACTCTTTCTTTCCTTCCTTCTCTTCTTTGATAACTTCAAGTTTATCAAACGAGACAAACTCTGTTAAAAGCTTCATAAGTCTCTCCTATTATTTTGAAACCGACATTACTTCCTTCTGCTTATCAACATTGATGCCATTCATCTTTGCCAAGACATCCATCTTCTTTTCGTCAACTTTTGTCTTGACCTTAGTTGCTGCCATCTTCTCAATGTCTGCCTGAAGACTTGCCCAATCTCCATCGAGAACTCTTTTTATAACTGACTTCATAACTCCTCCTTAACAATTTTTAATGCAAATAAATGTCTCAGTTAGTATTTATAGTTAATTATACTTATTTATTAAACTTAAAACTTTTTCTCAAATTTTTGTCCTCATATCTTTTCCTAATTGACGTATCGAATGTATTCCATTCTTTCAAAATTTGAGAGTCGTTATCCCCAAATGCGAATGAAAATGACTCAGGTGTCTCTGGAGAAGCCTCTTCTTCCCCTCCTACCTCTGCTTCTCCACCACCTTCCGCGTCGGCCTCTACTTCACCACCAACATCAGGTGCTCCAAATTCTCCACCAATTTCACCAGCACCACCGAAACCGCCTTCACCACCAGCCGCTGCCAAAGCAGCCTGCTCTTCTTCAGTTGGTTTAATCTTGTCCATCAATTCCTTATTCCAAATCCACTCTTCATCACTCATCAAGAACATTCTCTTTAGTGCGAATTCTGGTGCGAAATAACCGGTTGGATTTTCTGTTGGGTTGTAAATAAACTCTGATGCTGCTCCAAGAATGGATAATCTCGATTCCATCAACTCCATTTCCTTGTATTCCTTGAACAAGTTGGACTTTGTAAACTTAACATTGAATATGTTTTGGTCAACATATCTTTCGTCAATTCCACGAAGTCTCATCAAAGTAATGAATGGATCAAGAATGATGTATTTGAATCTTCTTTGTAATCTCTCTACAAATCTTGCGAACTTTATTTCCTCTCTCTGAATCTCACCAGACTTACCTGATGAGTACATAGATGTCGCTGGGTCCTCCCATCTCGAACGAGGTAGCATAAGGGACTTATAAAGATTTTCTTGAAAGTACTTTACGTCGTCCATTTCACTGAAATTAGACTCACCACCAATAGTATCTACAGTTGTTCCGTTTCCATTGATATCTCTCGTAAACCAATAATCTTCTGTAAGCGACTGAACATTCTGTGCCGAGTTCATCGCTCCTGTTTCTGGATCGTAAATCAACTTCTTTCTATATCTGTTTGCGAGCTGTTTTACAAACTCATCAGCCTTACCCTTTGGCATTCTACCAGTATAGATATTCCAGATTCTTCTTTGTGGTGCTCTAACAAGTCTATGTACAACGATGGCATCTTCCATGTTGTTGAGCTGGTTGAATGGTCTAATAGCAGATTCAAGAAATCCTCTCACATCAAGAAAGTTCTCACCATAATCTCCATAGTTGGCATAAGCAATCTGGTCCTTATCAAATATGATGTTGTTTGGTTCTCCATCGGCATATGACGTTGACTGAGCATAAGCAACGTTACCTTGATGTGTGTGGTCAACTCCCTTGACAGCCTCAGGAGCATTTACGTTGACCTGCATGTATGCCTTGACCTTATTCTCTTCGTAGACAGGCATCATGGTATGAGCAGGAAGAATTTTGATACCAATTATATCATCACCCTTATCATTAAGAACCATCTCAATGTAAATTTCTGCTTCAATCAACCATTTTCTAAATAGTTCCCAACCTCTCTCGTTGAACTTGTAAACACTTACAATAAGGTAATCCCATATCTTTCTGATTTCGTCCTCAATGTGTTCTGGAATTTCTTCGTTTATCTCAAGACTTAGCATATCGCCTTCAGGATTATCGACAACAGCATCATCACATATTTGGTTTAGAGCATCGTTAATAATTGGATACCTCGCCATCTGACGATACTTTTGTATTCTACCTCTTTTACTTCCGAAGTATTGCTCAAACTGTATTCCAACATATGTAACAGCAGCACCCGGATCAGATAGATAATCGTAGTTGATAAAGTTAGCAAGGTCAACCTCTTCCTGAGATACACCCTGACTATTTTCAATCTCCTGCTCCTCTACCTTTTCTTCCTCTGGTCTTGACTGACGGAAGTACTTAGCAAATGGATTAAAAAGAAAAATGGAACTCAAATCAATTCCCATATTAACATCCTCCTAAACAATCATTTAATTTTTCAAAACAATTGTCTAAATATTTAATTCTTAATAAATGAATATTTTTCATTTTACAAAATTTTTCCTTTATATTATCATTATGCTTCTTATTCTTTAAGTTTAATTCAGCTTCTTTTAAACTAATTCCACCAAATTGAACTGGTTGAAAATGTTGTTCTCCATCATATTCAATACAAGTATTATATTTTGGGAGGTAAAAATCAAAAGGCAATTTCGTATATTTTTACATTCTCTAAATCTTTTTTGTGAAATAAACTTAATATTATTATCTTTTAACCATTTTTCAATTTTTCTTTCACCTAAAGAACGAATACAACCACATCTTTGACCCATTAAAAAAGTTAGCTAAAGTTATCTCCGACTCTCTACCACACTCACAAATATACTTCAACTTCTTATCATTACTTATATATTTATCACTAATTAGTTTACAACCATTTTCTTCAAATATCTTAGGAATTTCTACAAATTCATCAAGCAACATATAACCTAAGTAAGGTTTCGGGAAAAGGGAGCTACCCTCTGTCCTCCTTTAATTATTCTTCACTTAGATAATTATCAATAAACTCTTTGAATGATTCGTTCTTTCTCTCCCACATACTTAGACATTGCGCTACAGCTTGGTCGTGTGGCTTCCCCTCATCTCCCTCTACTTTACTCATACAAGCACTCATCCACTCGTCTTTGCTTGAATAGTCTTTTGGATTTGGCATTCTTATTCCTCCGATTCAAAGTAATAATCAACAAACTCTCTATAATTCTTTTTATTCTTCTTTTTTTTACATCTACATTTTTTATATCCACAATCAGGACAAACTTCTATATCACCTTTACGACTAGCCGTTTTACCAACTTTTGTAGCATAGATATGAGAACTACCATATACAGCAGGTTCTGTTCCACCATTACTTGTTGACATTGTTGGTGATCCGACTGTACTTGTAGTTACTGATGCTTGTGCTTCTTCGTCAAGAGAAACATCGTACTTGTTTGATAGAATTTTTTTCAAAGTTCCAACAATAGCAGAATAATCATCACCATATCTGTCTTCTAACTTTCTGACTTGTTCATCTGCAAAATCTGAAACCTCTGACTTACTTCTACCTCTCTTGGTAATCTTTTCAACCCACTTGTCTTTTATATCATCAAGACCTTCTTTCAAATTCTGAGATTCCTCAAAAGCAAAAGCAGCAGCTCTTGGTTTGACTGGTTGACCTTTCTTTATAGAATTTATTCTAATCTTCTTAGCATCAATTTCTGATCTTATTGCCTTTTTCAAGTCAGGATCAGTAACACCCCTCATCTTATCATTAAGATCAGCTATTTCATCATTCAAATCAGAAATTAAGGCTCTCTGAGTTTCTATCTTCTTTCTGTCGTATTGTTGTTGAAATTTGGATGGCATATTAAAATTCCTGTTCTAATTCCTCTTTCAGAATGGAGTAAATCACTTCTTCTGTTTCTAAGTTATACTTCTCTTTTATTCCCTGAACATCTCTAGCTATTCTCTTTATCTCTGCTCTCTGCTTAATAGTTCCTCTAACAACAAGCTTGTTATAGAAATCATTATTTATTGTCTGGAGATACAGAAAATTGTTAAGGTTTAGAAGTTTGCTTCCAAGTAATCTTTTTAGTTTGAATACTATTCTATCTGCTAGTGTTAAAGCTTCATGTTCTTTATCTGTCTTAGGTTCTCTAATAACTTTACCAGCAGCATTAACCAAACCTAATTGGTATCCTTTACTCCTAGTTATTGGAGTTACTAATTTCTTAATAAGTATATATGACAAAATAGTATCAACATTACTTTTATGTTCCGCGCTGCTCATAATTAAAATACCTTCAACATTGCTGAAATATTTCTTACTACTTCCTTTGGGTCAACTCCCTCTTTAGCAGCTCTATCTTTTATAGCCTTGATAAAGAATTTTGCCATTTGCTTTTCTCTTGGCTGCTCGCCAAACACACCTTCATTTATTTCTTCTTTACTAAAGTCAACTTTTTCCATAATCACATTAACAAACTCACAGAAGTCATCAAAAATATTATCATGATATTCATTGATTTGCTTCTTGAGAATTTCATTCTCTTCTTGAAGCTGACTTTTAGTTTCGCTAATGTTAGCAATCTTCTCATAAAGAAGCTTTTTATTTTCTTCCATACAAATATTCTCCTAATGATTACTTGTATTTATACTGCTGATACGTTTATATCCTTAGCATATACAGTATCACCATCAGTTGATAAAGGATATTGGACATTGGCTTCAGTAGCATCTATTTGAACTTCTCTTATTATACTCATATTTTTACCACCATCCGTCAGTAGTGTTGAAATAAATTTCTATAGTTTCAGCTTCAATCATTTCAAAAGCTGTATTATCACCAAACAAATTTTCGGAACCATTAGGAACAACATAAACCTTTCCAGCATCAGTAGTCCCTGTGTTTGTTATTCTCACTCTTCTTCCTTCAACTCCAGCGGGTAAATTAGCAGAAACATCTGCTTGATTGTTTGTATTTGCGAAAATAACAATATCACTGTTTGATATATTATAAGGAGAATCGGCACTAGTTATTCTTATAGTGCTTGTAGCACTAACAGCACTTATCAAATCGTCAACTTCATCTGAAGTATAGTAATCACCCGAAACTGTACTCCAAGAATCTGTACCACTAACAGTTGAACTTATTACAACAACATCTCCAACCTCTGTTATACTAGTCGATCCAGTAGCAGATAGTGACTTCAACCTAAGTTCTGATCCGAACTTATCTTTATAAATAGATGTACCATTTCCAAGAGTAACTATACTATTATTTTCTCCACCACCCCAGTAAACAACTTTAGCATCTTCCTTACTCTCTTCCTTTGATTCCTTGTTGTCCTCATACTCGTCAAGAAGTCTATCCATTATCTTTGGCTTAGGAGATTCCACGAAACCATCATTGTCAATGCTTTCTTCTTTTTCAACAACATCTACATCTGGTTCAATCTTATCCTTTACATCCACAAACTTTAGTTCTTCTGATTCAACAGACGCAACTTCTTCCTTAGGACTTTCGTCTTTCTTTAGAAAGTTCACCAAATCCTTCTTGGAAATTCTTACCTTACTCTCAAAAAGATTTTCTAAATCCTCTTGGAGTTGTTTCTCCTTTTCATAATCAAAAAGACTCATTTATGATCCTTTATAATATAGAGCATCCAGACATTGCCGATGGTACGGAACCATCTACATTCTGTACGAAACTTGTCGATCCGGCCTTTAGGTTACCATCAGAATCAATATATGTCACATATATTGTTTGTCCGTTTGACTGAACGTCAACAGCGGAAACAGATTCAAGATAATCTGCGTTAGGTATCAAAAGTGTTCCTACAATTGTTGGCATAATTTATTCTCCTTTTATCATTTCTAAAAATTCTTTATCTCTCAAAACATTCTTTTTAGAATTTATTTGACGACTTGTTATAGTCGTAGATTCTATAGAAGACTTATGAAATTTACATATATATATATATATGCCATTGAACAAAAGCACGGATTGATTTAAAATCAAAATCTTTACCACATTCTTTACAATTAAAAACCATAATAAACCTCCAAACTTTTATCATTTGAAAGTATTTATAATATTACGTCGCTAATTCCAGTTCCCAAACGGATCATTAGGGTCACATTCAGTATCAGATGGATCGTAGTTTACATCGGTCTTCTCAATATCTATTATGTGAGTAACATCAAACTTATCTGTTGTCTTATCCGTTGATGCTGATATTGGAGAAGCAGAAGTTGCTGATGTAAGAGAAATCTTCTCGTCCTTGAATGGTCTCACTAAGAACTCCCAGACGTGTTGTTTACTCAACAAGTACATCATTGTTTCATCTTTTACTTCGACTATCTCATAGATGTATTTGTTATAGTTGGACTGTATATAATCTCCAACCTTTGGTATATATGGTTTGTTGACTTTCTGTGTCTGTCCAGAGTTGTACTGAGAAGCATCCCAAAAATGTCTCTTGGACACATACATTGAGAACTGATCTATTCCTTCTATTCCAAACTTTGTCCACAATCTTTCTTCTCTTGGAAGATTGAAGTAGGCATTGAATTGGAAGTATCTCTGGAATTCTCTATTGTTATCTTCTCCCCAAACTCTATCATAATCTTTATCGTAAGAAGTCACATAGTAAATCATACAGACACCATGAGTATTATATGCCTCTGTGACAAGTAAATCGTATAGTTCTCTCTCGTTGTTGTAATAAGTAGACGAATAACACTTGTTTATATAAGGGTTATTTATGTTGTTCAACTTGAAATAATCATAGTCATCAGAAGAGCTACTCTCACTTGACGAACTTGATTCGCTGCTTGATGAACTAGAACTTATGGAACTACTGTTAGAGCTTGAGCTTGACAAGCTGGACGAAGAACTACTCGAGCTACTCGAAGCAGAACTCTGAGATGAACTACTAGGACTAGACTCACTACTCTGAGAACTTTGAGAACTCTGGCTAGAACTACTTGAGCTACTCGAAGCAGAACTCTGAGATGAACTACTAGGACTAGACTCACTACTCTGAGAACTTTGAGAACTCTGGCTAGAACTACTTGAGCTACTCGAAACAGATGACTGAGAACTCTGAGAACTTTGCGAGCTGCTTGAACTACTTGACTCGCTGCTCTGAGAACTTTGCGAGCCACTCGAAACAGAACTTTCAGACGAACTACTAGGACTTGATTCACTACTTAGTGAACTCTGGGAGCTTTGGCTCGAACTACTCGAACTACTCGAGGAAGAGCTTTGGCTTGACTCACTACTCTGAGAACTTTGAGAACTCTGGCTAGAACTACTTGAGCTACTCGAGGATGAGCTTTGGCTTGACTCAGAAGACTGACTACTCTGAGAACTAATCGAGCTACTCGACGCCGAACTCCGACTAGATTCAGATGAACTACTCGAGCTACTCTCAGAAGATTGACTCGACTGAGAAGATTGGCTACTCGATGAGGAAGAACTTTCTGAACTCAAACTAGAACTAGAATCGGAACTAAAACTTGAACTGGAAGGACCAGACTCACTGGAACTATCCGAACTCTGGGAACTACTCGAGCTTGACTCAGAAGACTGACTACTCTGGGAACTACTTGAGCTTGACTCAGAAGACTGACTACTCTGGGAACTACTTGAGCTTGACTCAGAGGACTGGCTAGATTGCGAACTTTGACTGCTCGATGACGAACTACTTGAACTAGATTCACTTGACTGTGAACTGCTCGAACTACTCGAGGCAGAACTCTGGCTACTCGAAGAAGAACTCGACTCAGAACTTTGAGAACTTTGAGAACTCTGGCTACTCGAAGAAGAACTCGACTCAGAACTTTGAGAACTTTGAGAACTTTGTGAAGAAGAACTCTCGGAACTCTGAGAACTTTGTGAGCTACTTGATTCTGAACTTTGACTACTCTGAGAAGAACTACTAGAGCTTGACTCAGATGACTGGCTCGATTGTGAACTGCTCGAACTACTCGAGGCAGAAGACTGCGAACTCTGGCTAGAACTCGATTCACTGCTCTGTGAACTTTGTGAACTACTCGAACTACTGCTTTCAGAAGACTGAGAACTTTGGCTACTTGAGCTTTCACTGCTCTGTGAACTTTGTGAAGAGCTACTTGAACTCGATTCACTGCTCTGTGAACTTTGTGAAGAAGAACTCTCAGAACTCTGGCTGCTCTGAGAACTGCTCGAACTACTGCTTTCAGAAGACTGGGAGCTTTGGCTACTCGACGATGAACTCGAACTGGAACTCGATGATGAACTTTCGTCAGGTTCAGGAAATTCTAAAACTTGCCAATCTAATATAGTAGTCACTCCACTATTCCATCCATCACACTCAACTTCCATATTGTTAGAAGATGTTAACTTATTGGTAGCACAAGATGATGGATAAGAATTTGCTCCTCTATTACTTTCAGAGGTACGAGCCATGTGGCTATTTCCTTGACCTCCCATAATAGCCACAGACACATCTTCATTTATAGATGATAATATTACATCTTCAGCGTTTGTAGATGAAAAGCTATGGTTACCTCTCTGAACCGAAAAATCACCGTCTGATAATTCTATTACGTGCCACCTACAATTATAATCTCTGGCATTATCATAATGCCTGAATGTTATATTAGTAGAGCTTGTCAATTCTACCGACATGGCCCAGTCATCTGGACCTTCTACTTTTACTCCACCACCATCAGTTCCCGAGCCGATGACAAAAGCTTTACCAGTTGTAACGCTGGTGATGGATACGGTATCTGAAGTCGATGTTAGATTTAACAATCCCGTTTGGGTAGTAGCATTATCTATCTGTACACATTGAAACACGGTCCTCATATTAGATACAGATGAGACTCTTTCAATTCTTACATTAGTTGAAGAAGTCAACCACGCATTAGGTTTTTCTGTAGACCTTGTAAAAGTAGCATCTATCCAATAACCATCCGATAATACAAAAGATTTTCCAGTATCTACAGAGCTAATAGTATTATTGATTTGACTGGAAGCTTCTGTAGTGGTGCCTCTTTGAACATAAACTCCACTACTGAATTCCAACACTTTCCATTCAACTATTATATCGTCACCACTTTCGTCTTTATAAAAAGTGATTGTTGTAGAATCTGTCAAATGCCCAACCAAACGAGTTCCACCCGCATTAGGAGCTCCTGGAAGTCTTACACTGTACAGAAGTATAGACTTAGAAGTATCTACTGACGTAATTGCAACTGTATCAGAAGTGTTTGCGCTGGCAACAGTTTTCTGACCGGTTTGAATTGAGCTTATTATTGTTGCTGCCATAAATTAGATGTCTAGTAAAGCATTTATTTCATATTTGTAATTTGGATACGATTTTGCGTTCTTTCCAACAAACTTATATTTGCTAGGTATTCTCCACAATCCGTATTCCGTTGTCTTAAAATTCTTCTCGGCATAACCGTTGACAAATTGTAACTTGGAAAAAGCTCTCCTACCTGATGGTGAATCAAACGGAACCAGCAATGTCTCGTTGAAGTCTGTATCAACTTCATTGACATCATCGGATTCATATGAAGCATAAGCCGTACACTGTATCAATGTAGAGTCAACCCCATCAGCCATTATTTCCAACTTCAACTCATCAGTATTATTCGGATTGGCTCCTCTAAAAACTATAAGTCTCTTTGACTCTTCAAGTAAAAAATCCAAACCAGTTACAGCATTATCATTCCAAATCAAAGAATATTCGTCACCATTTAGAACTCTTTCTATTGTTGGGTCGTCGGTAATTGAGTAGACTTCATAATCAGTGGTTTCTCCACCATACTTTTTGACTATATTCGTCAAAATAATATTATTACTTGGCATTGGTGAAGAATATGCGCCACTTTGCTCAACTAAGGTCTTGTCTGCCTTTCTAACAACTAAATACATTTCCATAAAAAACTTCTCCTTTCAACCCTTGAAAACCATTATATTTTTGGCAAGAGACAGCTTATCACCGTCTTGAATAATTCTATTAGTTATTTCTGATTGTAATTTTTCATCTACGAAAAATCCATTCTTCTCAAACAAGTCAATCCAATAAATTTTACTTCTACAATTGACATGTCCTCTTCCTCTTTGTCCTGGTTGCGCAGCAGAAAACAATATATGTCTTCCTGAAAGATAAGTAATTGTATTTACTAAAGACTCCGATTTCCAAGGAGCAAGATGCTCAGCAACCTCTATACACTGAACCAGATCGTACTTTACATTTGATTTGATCTTGTTGAAACCAATATCAAACGAAAAAATGTCGTTGACAACCTCCTCATTGATGTATTTCTTAGCTACATCATAATACTTGTCACATCCTGTTACCTTACATCCAATTCTTTTGAAAGCCAGTAAATAACTTCCTATTCCACAACCAAAATCAAAAACACTTTTGGGCTTGAATACATCATAGATTATTTTTGTTGCGTCAATCTGCCTTTGCTCAAACTTACCTACTCTTCTTCTAAAGAATCTATCACCATACATACTTTCATTTTCAATTCCAATACCACCGGAAAATTCTCTCACTATATCCTCACTTATCGATTCCGTCCAGTAAATTTCGTAAGCAATTGTGTCATCAGCGCCAATAAACATATGCCACGACCCAGGATCGACAACTGTAGATTGACCTTCCGATATTGAAGTAGAGTCAACTATACCAGAATCTCTTCTCCAAATCTTAATTGTCAATTCACCAGATTCAATGAAAAACATATTGTACTTGTGTTTATGGTAGTGTTTGCTACAATAACCACCTTTTTCAACTTCAATCCTATGAATTTCAAAGTTTTCATTTCCAAAAATTTTCTGGGTTTTACCCCAAACCTTACTTTGAATTATCATAAACTCTCCTTTTCAATATTTATAATTCAATTAGAACGGTAAAATAACCTTAATATTTTCTTGATTATTTATTCTAACATTGTAAACTGTTCCAGTATCCAAGTTTCTTATATTATCTCTCTTACTTCTCAATGGGAATATCCATTCACCACAATCTGAATTATTCTTCATTATGATAACCTTTGTACATTCACCTGATGTAAATTGACATCTCATAGGATTGGAACCATTATTCCCATCAACATCTATTATAGCAGTATCATTGAATGCTTCCACAACACCACTCTTATCTGGCTTCAATACAGAGAACTTTATAGTCAAAGCACTACAAACCATACCCCAATCTGTTCCAGTAGAAGGTGTCTCTGTTGTTGAAGAAACTACACATTTGAATATAGCATTGTTGTGAAAAACCAAATCATCCTGGTTGTAAGTATCGCCAGCATTGAAGATAGAGATATTGGAAATACTAATGTCTGCTGGAGCGTCCGCTTTGATTCCAGGAGCACTTTTCTCCACTGAAAGCCAATACTTAGAATCCTCTACACTGAAATCAAGTCCTGTTATTGTGTCTCCGCTCCAAACCAATGAGTAATCATCTCCATTGTTAACTCTATCTTCTTCTTGGGATGTAGCTGTATAGTACGTAATGTCATTTACATCTCCATTAGCGTAATTGGTAGCATATGCTTCAAGTAAACCCTGAGTAATCTCTCTTGAAGTTGTTTCTACTACTTGCTGATCCGAAATTCTAGCAACTATATTAAGCATTGATTATCCCTCCGAAAATTTTCTGTAATCTTTCTTGCTGATTCTTTCACTATACAAGATAGCGAATTCTATGTCTTCACTGTCTTTTCTCAAAGATTTCAAAAAGTCAACAGGTTCCTTGTTTGTTGCCACTGTCTTTATAATTTGAGATTTCATCGAGCCTATTCTCTGAGAAGAATAGGTTATGAGATAATAACTATTTAGAAATATGTTTATTCTCATCACTCCTCCTGTATTACTCTCTTAGCCGTTAACATTAGTAAACTTCTACTCTGTCTACTAATATTTATTGTATGAGTGTTTTCTAATGTTTTGACAAACCAATTCATGAACATGTTGGAATCATTATCTATTTTATCGTGGACCTCAATAGCACAAACCTTACATCTTCTTAATATATTTTCACTAAGTTGGTCATTAATCATGTATTTCTCAGCACCTTCACAATCAATCTTTATCCATAGGTCTTCCACTTCTATATTGAACTCTCTAACCAATGAATCCAAAGTATAGCTCCGAATGCTATAATTTCCTGTCTTCTTATCTGTGAAGCTATTACACAAATCTGTTTTTCTGCTCTTCAACAGGTAGAATACACTACCATCTCCAAATGCTCCATTTAATGTTTTTATCCTGAGATGTTCAACATTGTCTATTAAATTCTCATAAACATCGGGATGAGGTTCTACAGAAAATATTCTCATTTTAGGATGAAGCATCCTTGCCATTATACTGATAAAACCTACATTTGCTCCTATATCAAGAAAATATTTGACGCTATCCTGTTTTATTGATTTTAGCAAATAATTGTCTCCTTCTAACTCATTAAACAGTATTCTTCTTGAATTTGATCTCAATTTCATCTTTGATCCTCAATATGATATCCAACCTCTTTATCTCTAAAGTGATTGAGATGTATTTGAAAAGGTAGATCAAGAAACCTAGTCCTTATTCCTAATCTATTTCTAAAATGCTTATCACTGTAAGCTCTTTGCCCCTTCTTGAACATATGATGATCTCTGGATTTACTCACATACAAACCATTTCCATTTTTATTTATAACTGATCTCATAACAACTTGCATACAACCAGCAGCAACTTTTCTATTTTTTTTATCAATAAACTCAAGGCTACTAGCATATTCAAAAACAGATGGAACTATTGTTGGATAGTTCATAGAATCAACCAAAGAATTCGTGCTATTGATGTCTGTATGTACCTTGTTTACGGATGTTAGAATACGAGATACTTTTCTCAAATTCACATCTAACTCTTTGAAGAAATCTGGATGATATACATTATCAGCATCAGCAAAGAATAACCATTCGGATTCGGTCACATCTATCTGTCTGTTTCTAACAAGTCCTCTTTTAGCAAAAACATCTACATCATCAAAATAAAGTATAGATATATTTAGACCTTGATGTCTGAAGAAGTCAACTAAATCTTCCGTTGTAGGGTTTCCATTACCTCTCAAAGCAGCAATATTGATTTTTAATTTTGACAAATCGTAATCGTTCTGTTGGAGGATGCTGCTAAGAAGCCAGTCTAATCTTCTCTGAAAATTATGGCAATGTATACATAAATCTATCATTAGTATTCTTCCATTCTATTACTATCAAATTCACTTACGGCTTTCTTCCAAGAATTACTCAACTCTTTTGATGTAACTAAATGCTTTGACTTACAATTAGAATGTCCACAAAACAGACATATTTCTGATAGTTGACTCTTTACAGATTCAAGATTAAAATTCTTTAGAGATTTGACTCCAATATCTTTTCCAAATATTTCGCACAATGATGCACCAGCACCACACGGAAAATATCCATATCTTGTCAATGCCAAACCACATCTCCAAGGTATGGAGCAATACTTTACTCTCTTCTCACCATTGTCAATAGGCGCACTATTATAAGCATCGAATCCGGATTGATTAGCAGATTTCTTGTTGGAGTTACGAATAGAAATCCAATCTGGTATAGTCTTCATAACTTCATTTACTTTAGGTCCTAACCCATTTGTACTTATGCGAATCTTACATCTTGGAAACTTGTTCTTGTAAACTTTTATAACATCGAAAATCTCACGGAGCTTTGGATGATATAGTGGTTCTCCACCAATTATATCTATTCTTCTCCACTTGTGGTTCATTTCAATAGACTCTTTTACAAACTTGAATATCTGATCCACTGACATATGATCTTCTCTCTTGACAATTCCACAATTTCTATCACAGTTATTACAACCGATCTGGCAGTAATTTGTGATTTCAATTTGTATCTTATTGAACAATTCTCTATTCAGATATGGATTGAAAGCCGATTCATTAGCGCAAATATCATCCCTCATTTTCAAAAATCTGGAGCAGTGTCCAACTCCAAACTTTTTCATATTCTTTGAAGACCAACTATTACTGTCATTGTAATTAGCATAATACCAAAGAACCGTATCGTGGCTTGGTACTGGTAATCTACCACCATTACACTCATTAATGTTGTCGCTAACTCTTCTTACAAAGTCTGTTCGATGTAGGCAACAAAAACTCTGAATGCGTTTGTGTTTGTGAATTCTTTTGTTTTCATCAATCTCAAGATTCTTACCAAGAAAGTAATTGTCAAGAATGTCAATCCAATATCCTGGTTTGGTGTAATTCCACTTATGAGAAACTAAATCCTTATCAAAGTCGTCATCAGTAAACACATCTCTTTTATCTGTAAAGTACGTGTCTGCGTCAAGTTTTACAAAGTAATCCTGATCTATATGATTGACTCCTAATACAAAAGAAGAAAGCATCAACTCTCTATTAGATAGTTTTTCTGGATTATCCCATCTAATAAGCTTGACTTTGAAATATTCTTTCGCGAATTCAAAATCTTTTTCTTTTAGACCATGGTAGAAAATTATCAACTGCTTTCCCTTGAATTGATCTTTTATAGTCCATGTTGGTATCGACCAATTCAGTTTTTTTAAATAGTCAGGAGTACATGCTGTTACGATATCAAAGTTTTTCATTGTACTTTCCTATGTTTTTCCTTAGTTGAGAATCAAATTGAATATTATCTTTTACAAAATCCAAATGTTTTATCTTCTCAAATTCAGAGTACCACTTATCAGAGTTGTATAGAAATTTTCCATTATCGTCTATTCTACAATGTTTTTTTCCATGGTAGTGAATTACTTTTGTTTTATCATTGACTTTATCATATTTACAACTACAGTTGTATATGCTTGGAACAATGGCGTTCTTATACTTTGGAAGAAGTAAATGACAGCTCTGCTCATCTGGTATGAACATGTGAGTACCATGTTTGGCAACATCAAACCAAGCATTCATCAACTCACTGTTCTTTGTGAAAGCATATACTCCAGTGTTTACTGACGGTGCTGGTTTCAAAGCATCATCAATCATCTCTGGAAAAATGTCTTTCCATTGCAAGATTCTTTTCTTTATTGTTCCTTTCTCAGTTGTCCAATTTGAAAACTGAGGAACAACAAATTCATTCATATCAGCAAGATCATGAAGCGCGTTTATATTACCGAGGACAATAGTGTCAGAATCTATTAGAATCGTGTTGTTGAATGGTGTAAACTTATGCATCAAGCACTTGTTTAGAAGTACTTCTTTTCTGTCAAGTTTCGTTGTTTCTATAATTTTTATTCTAATACCAAAATGGTTAGCAATTTTTTTACAATCATCATAACCTAACTCGTCTGACAATATAACTATGTTGTCTTTGTTATAGTTTCTAACACAAGTCGATATAGAAACAGCCATTCTAACAATTGCACCTTTATCAACATTGTAATAGACTAAACCTCTTTCTGATTCTTCTATTTTTATCTGGTTTTTCTTTATCTCCTTGATTTTCTTTAGTCTCTTCTCTTTTTCTTTTCTCTTCTTTTCCTTCTCTTTCTCTTCGTTGAATCTTTCATACATTCCCTCTACTCTTTCATTATTCACTTCTGGGAAATTAGAAAGACACATATTGACAGCATCATCATATTCCATGTAAGGAAAGACTTCCAGATTTGACATTGGATTACAGTTATACACATGAAAGTCGTACTTCTCCATATATGGAGTAAGTTGTTTATATCTATCAATCATCTTGGAGTAAGTACTATTGTTTCCTTTGACTGCTCCTTTACTTCTACCTTGCTCCCAAGCATAGTTCTTAGCGTTTAATTCCATTCTAAAATCACAACCAAGAAGGAAAACATTTTTGAATCCTAACACATACAGCATCTTCAGCGATGCAATCATTACACTTCTACCACCACCATAATTTTTATGGCATCCCCAATTTATCGTCTTCTCTGTAAAGAAAGTTTCTGCTTTGAATTGGTCGTTGCGATGATAGTAAATAACGTTAGGAAGCTCTCCAACTTTTGTGTTGGTCTCTTTCCAATTGTAGTTGTCAAATACTTCATCCTTATGTTTGTGAAAAGGAACGAACTTCATTATGTTTGGGTCCTTCCAAACACTTATCATAAACCTTGATGGATGGTCTACACATGTCCACATGTTAGGACGGAAAACTGCAGGTGAATTGTTTACACCTAGTGATATTATACCGGGTTGCTGTATTTTACTTAGATCAAAACTATTGAGGCTAGGACCACATAAAACAAGAAAACAACTTGAATTTCTGAAGTGATTTTCGAGATAAAGCGGCTTCTTATCGAACGTACTAAACGTCAATTCTTCCATAAACAATCTCCTTCAATTTCAAAACAAATTAGCCGTAAATATTCATTATTCCATTGGCATTCCACTGTACTGTAATTGTTCCATTGACAGCAACGACTTGTCCATCGGTAAACTCGACATATCCAACTACAAGATTATCGCTCGTTCTATAGATAGCAAATCCATATGGACTTACTGTCACATCTGTCCAAGTCAAATCAGTTCCATCCCAATACACAACATTATCTTCGTTGGCTGATACAGTCGGTGCTGATAGACTCAATGCGGAATAACCATTACCGGATACCTCATAACCAGAAACACTCGTCCAGTCACTTGACTGTTTGAGAGTCGATGATGATGCTGAATTGACATGCTCTCCCATAAGAGCAACTTTGTAAGTGTCAGCACTTAGGTTGACTCCACTTGTTGCCATTAACTTTCTAAAATCGTTGGTTACTACAGTTGGCATTTTATTCTCCTTATAATAGTGCCGATGCATGGCCCTTAACAGAATCCAAATTAAATTGAGGTTTCTGTTGATGAGCAATATTATTTATACTACTCTGATTCTGCTCCGTGACAACAGGTTCGTCAGGAAGACCGTCCAGAATATTTGTAGCATGTGATCTTGTTTCTACAACAGGATTCTTATTTACTTTTTTAGGAGGAATCCTATATGGTCTCTTGGATTTTGGTTTTGGTTTTTCAGATTCACCAAAGTTCTCAGAAACCCAGCTTTGTAATTTTTCTATAACTACATCCGCTCCTTCTGGAGAACGAACCTCTACATTCAAACACAAAACTTTAGACTTTCTTTTTGAACTTGATTCGACTTGTCTACTTTCCTCTTTTACGACTCTATCCTTTCTATTGTCAAATTCATCTAAATAATCTAAAAATCCACTCATATCTATCTTTCCATTATTCGTAAAGAATGTCTGCTGCTGATTTTCTTACTATTCTTTTGAATGACTCCTCAGTTGATAATGGTTCTTCGATGGAATCCTCTGGCTCTTCAACAGCATCTTCTGGTTCATCCGGTTCCTCTATGACTCCACCCTCCTTAGCTACCAGAGAATAATCTCTTGCAACTTCTCTAAAATTACTCAAAAGAGATTTTAAAAACTGACGAACAGTAGCATCATCATAAAAAAGAATATCTTTGAATTTCTTAGCAAGTTCAACCTTCTCGTCATCTTTGTAATAATCATTCTCAATATCAAAGTTTACGAAATCTCTGATAGTCTCTTTTATTTCTTTGCTAGCCATTATCTCCTCCTATTTTTCTTTTCACTCAATCTTTCACTAAAAAATGAAAGAAAATCAGAATGTATTTCCGAAAGCTTTTGTTCAGCAAAATTCATCTGAGCTTTCAAAGTTTTTATTTTTGACATTTTATTTTCTGCTATTTCTCTCTTTCCAAAAAGAACTATTAGACAATTCTTACAATCCATAGTTTCATTTTTATTCTTGATAAGTGAGTCAATCTCTTTTCCAAATTTATCTTCAATACTCATCATTAGTTCAATATCTTGTTTCTTTATTTTCTTTGCTTCTATATAAACTTCAAAAATCATATCCTCTATATCAGATTCACTTCTATCTATAAAGTCAAGAATCTCTTCCATAGAAATTCTTATACCCATCTTATTGGGAGGATATAAGTTTATAAAGTGGTTTCTAAGCTTAGATAATAGTACTTTACTTTGATTCTTGACATATTGAGAGAACTCTGATCCACTCAATTCATCAAATCCATTCTCTCTAAATGATCTTCTAATTTCATCCTTCAACTGAATATTTATAGCATCGTTAGCCAACCCCCAGAACATTCTATATTGTAATGTTAGCCTGTCTCCTGTTATCCTATTACCTATCCATGTAATTACATCTCTCCAGAATTTTCCAACAACTATTGTAAAAATTACTACAAAGATTATAATAAGACTTTGCCACCATGGCAACACGGACATATATCCCCAAAAGCCTTTGAAGAAGTCAAAAACCATCCTCTCCTCCTTTATAATTACATCCTCGACACTGATGATTTGGTTATAAAAGATGCGCTATCGGGAGCACCGGCAGGAATCTTTTCTAACCTTTTTCTCCTCTCTTCCTCATTCTTATCCACAGTCAATATCATTAGGTCTTTACCTTCGACATCCTTCGAAAACTCAGTGTCAACATCATATAAAGGACCGTACTTCTTCCAAAGTTCGGAAATCACATATCTCTTGACTCCTTGAAGAAAGAAATCATTCTCATTAGCTGATTCATCATCTCCTATCTTAAATATAAACTTTGCCTTACCATGATCTATATTTACTTTCCACGTCATGTCTCTAAAGTAAAGATGTTTGTCTGTCATATCCTTGACGGTCTTAACAACTTCATACAAATCTTGATTATCAATAACTTCGAAGCCCTTACCTTTTGCGTAATGACTCATTACTTCTGAATTAGATTTCATGAATTCATCAGCATTTAGTATTGGGTCTGACAAGTCTGGAATTTCTTCAACTTCTATTTCATCCGTTGTAAACTTTTCATCATCCACAAAGTCCAATCCATAGTCGTCCTCTGGCTCTTCAACAGAGTCTTCCGGTTCTTCTAAATCTTCTCTCAAATAATATTCCTCAAAATTCATTGTTGTTCCTTAAGCTTCAAGAAAATTTATATTATCCTGGTTTAGATTTTCTATTTCTGGTTCAATTGCGAATAACTTCATAATATATTCAATACCCTTCTTAATAGCGTCCTTAATGATATTAAATATCTTTTTGAACCAATCTAATAATCCTTCACCAATAATACCCTCATTCAATGTTTTATGGTCTATACCTATTTCTTCAGCCTTTTCCTCAAAGTACCTCAATGTACTTCCATACTCAACAGAATCAGCAAATATAGGCTGTTCCGCTCTTATAACAGACCAAGGTAGTGAACCAGCGGACTTAAATGATACATATAACTTTATTTGAGGAACTATTTTGTCAAGATTAACTTTTCTCATATTCTTGAAGTTTATAAAACTTCCATCATAAGGAGCGGCTAACATGAAATTTGCCTTTCCTCTAACATCTCTAAATTTCTCTTCTCCTGACATTGCCTCAAAAACAAATTGTTTCTTAAAATCTGATCCTGTATGCCTAATCACATATATTTATTCTTTTGGTCAAAAACTCAAATCCTTGATTTTTATAATACTGAAGTCTATCATACCAATGTTTATAAACATGGTTGATATGTTTAACTTCCTTATCACCCCAAACATTTATCCAAGTAAGGTCATCTACGATATCCCAAACAATAAGCCTGCTTTTTGTCTCATGTTTTCTAAGACCACGACCTATACTTTGGAGAATTTTTATTTTAGACCTATAACTTGACGCAAAAATGACATGATGTAGTCTTTTAATATTTATACCAGTACTTAACGTAGCTTAGCTAATAAGTCCCGACCAATATATGGCCGGGACTTTTAATTTCCTCTATTTTTTTTGGCTTCATAATTTTTTCCTTATTTCTTGAAAACTTTTTTGCTTTTTATCCAATTATCATCAATATCATCATTTATGTTAATATTTGCTCCAGTTTTAATTTGACCGTTTGTAAGTTTAACTTTATCTTTTTTATTGACAACAATATATGAATCTTCGTCTAAAAATATTTTGATTTTACTTTCGTCCAATAATTGTCTTATTCTTTCTCTCTCATCTGCCGCTGTTTTTCCATATATCTCATGAATATCATACGATGGAAAGTTATCCTCAAGATACTTCTTGATATCTTTCAAATGACTTATTTTATGACAAAGTATCAATATATTTTGTGATTTGTCAAGCTTATCTATGATGTAGTTGAATACTTTATTTCTTTCCTCAAATTCGTAAATGTCGTTCAACTCTTCATTGTAGTCATTTTGTTTTATGTTACCATCGTCTGAGTCGCGCCAATATCTGTCAATGATATCCTTAGGATATTTTATGACAATATTAGCGATCTTTATCTTGGATAGAATTCCTTTCTCAATGAGTTCGGAGCTTTTCATTTCGAAAATTTTAGGACCCAAATATCCAAAAATTGTGAAACTGTCAAGCTTCTGATCTGGCATTGTACCTGTCAATCCTATTCTGTAATCGGCATTCACACACTTTTCTAAACATGTTCTTATGGAATTTGACTTAGCTCCATGACAATTTGAAACACATATACCATTGGCAAAATAATTATTATTATTTTTAACATGAAGATTAAAAACCTTTTCACTTTTTTCAATTAAATTTCTTTTTACTAATTTCATATAATTTTTAATTTTGTTTTCTATATTACTATTTATAATTTTTTCAATATTGTCAATAAAAATTACATCATCTTTTTCATTAATTTCATCAGCTCTAATATACCCTCTATTTTTTGTTAAAATTTTATGATTACCTGTTACTTGAATTTTAATACCATTATCAAATTCTAATTCATGCATTTCTTCTTGTGAAGATTTTTGTAAATTTTCATAAACTTTAATAACTTCATCAGTTTCTAATATTTTTTTATCTAAGTTATAACTTAAAATTTTTTCACCAACTTTAATTTCATCAATTCTTTTTTTACTACCATCCGACATTGTTATTATTGTTGATGGGTGTAAACATTCATCGACTATGACAGAACCAAATTTATCAAAAAAGCTTGATCCTTTTTTATAAATGGATTGCCATGTTGAAATTATTATAGGACAATCCCAGTTGATTTTTTTACTCTTATGAAAAACCAGTGAACAGTAAGTTTCTACTTGGTTCCATCCATATTCTTTGAAGTCATTGAACATCTGATTTACAAGAGATATATTTGGAACTATCAGTAATATTTTACCTTCTGATGTTCCCATTATAAATCTTATCATTGAGTAAATAATTAGAGACTTGCCCGAACCTGTAGGAGACTCTATGACTCCTCTTTTTATTCTTAGTGCTTTTTTGATACAATCATCCTGATAGTCTCTTGGTGAGAATGACGATTCTTTGAAAATTGCTTCGTAAAACTCTTCAAAATCATCTTCTGAAATGTCATTTACAATTTCTTCTTTACTGAAGTTGAGCTTGTATTCATAGTCGAATTTTCTACAAAACTTTACAAATTGTGGAAGAAGTCCTATTGGTATTGTCTGCTCATTCCAATTGAAAAATGAAACACGCCCATCCCATTGCTTTGATCTTACTAAAGGATGAAACCAATAATTATCTATGTAGCACGACAGAAATTCTTTTAGTTCTAAAGCAGAGCCTTTATCCAAATTTCTTATTTGTACATATACTTCGTTCAACTTTTCAACTTCAAGTATATTATTCATTTAGAAATTCCTTAATATCCAAGTGAGATTTTCTTCAAGTCAATGTAATTTTTTATTCTAAAACCAAGATTATTTATCTGTTCCAGGATTTGCTCCAAATACTTAACTTGTACCTCAAGATTGGAATATTCCAATGCGATTTGATAATATTTGTCATCTGCTCTTATGTAAGCTTCTACTTCTGCCTTTGTGTCTAATTGATAATCGAATTTAAATTTATAATGGTGATAAAGTTCCCCATAAGTTTTAGCTTTTTCATGATGTTTTGATTTTAAATTTTTTAATTCTCTAGTGTAAATTTGTAAAAATTTTGTGTAGAGATTTGAAAGTTGGATTGATTTTTCCATTACATTGCTTTCTTCAATTTTCAGTTCCTTTTCAACAAAATTTTTCAACTTCTGAAAATCTTCATTCTTCATAATAAACTCCTTTATCTTGAGTAAACATAAACGAACCGCGAAGCGGTTTGCTTTCAGAGCCCTTTAGGGTTATTCTAGGCCTAGGTCCTTTAGGGTTATTCTAGGCCTAGGTCCTTTAGGGTTATTCTAGGCCTAGGTCCTTTAGGGTTATTCTAGGCCTAGGTCCTTTAGGGTTATTCTAGGCCTAGGTCCCTTTAGGGCCTGGGCCTAGGTCCCTCTAGGGCCTAGTACTAGGTCCTTTAAAGACCTAGTATATATATATATTTATATATAACCTATTTTTATTAAAATGGTTAAGGCTATAAAAAATACTTTAGAAAATGGTTGACATTTCAAGAGTAACATGTTACAATCTAATTGGAATTTGTAAACGGCTTTATTAACATTGGGAGATTAGATGGTAGTTAAGTTTAATAAATTGACATTTCAAAATATACTCTCTTTCGGTGCGACTCCAACAACTGTCAGCTTTGACCATGGAGTCAATCTCATTTCTGGAAAGAATGGTTCTGGTAAATCAGCCATTCTCGATTCTCTTTCGTTTTGTCTATTCGGTCAACCATACAGAAAAATTAAAATAAAAGAGCTTGTCAATCGAAAGAACAAAAAGAACCTAAAAGTTACATGTGAATTCATGGTTGATGAAAGAGACAATTACGTGATAACAAGAAGCTTAAATCCTGACAAAATAGAAATCTTAAAGAATGGAGAAAAATTAGAACTTCTTTCATCCAAGAGACTGAACCAAGAAGAAATTGACAAAATCATTGGAATAAACTATCAAATGTTCAAGCAGGTTATTTCCCTCGCAGTCAACTACAACAAACCATTCCTTTCTTTACAGCTTTGGGAAAAGAGAGATATAGTTGAGCAGATTTTTAACATCGTCGTATTTGGACAGATGCTTAAAGTTCTCAAGAAGAAAAATGCTGATATAAAAGCAAAGAATGAAGCCAATGATAGAGTTATTGCTTTACTTGAGCAACATTTAAAATCTCTTAGAAAGAGAGTCGTCGAGTTGACAGAAGCTCAGAATAATTTCCAAACGAATAAAGACAACGATTTAAGAGCAAATGACGATAGAATTAGAAGATTTTTCAAAGAAAAGCTAGAGCTTTGTGAAGAAATTGAATTAGTTAACTTATCGATAGAGAACTCTAAATTCGATGAAGATATTCTAAAAGACCTGAAAGACAGAAGAGATAAAGTAATTAAAAATCTTAACGAAAGTGAATACGAGTCCAGGTCATCGGAAGAAATGATAACCTCGATGAACGAGCATACTGTATGTCCCTGGTGTAAAACAGAGATCACTCCAGATCATAGAGACAAAGAAATAAAAAGATTGAAGAAAATTGTTTCTGACAAAAAATCTGAAATAAGTAAGCTAAAATCTGATAGATTAGCCATTGAAGATGAGATATCATCTCAAGAAGGGTATTTGAAAGAGCTGAATGATAATCAGTTCAAAAGAGACAATGTTCAAAGCAAACTTGAAATGATAGATAGAGAACTAGCTTCTTCAGAAGCCAGAAGAAATGAAATTCTCAATAGAGAAATTGACTTTAATTTGAGTAGCATAAAGGATGAGTTTGAAGAGAAAAAACAGGAGTATAGAGTTCTTTGGAGTGAAACTAAAAAGATAAAGAAGGACTTGAAGAATAATGATATTGTTCAAAATATTCTTTCTGAAAGTGGTATAAAGGCTTACTTCTTCAAGAAGCTTATACCAATTCTCAACAGTAAAATAAACGAGTACATTAAGATGTTTGAACTTCCTGTTGTGCTTCAATTTGATGAGTTGATGAACGAAAAAATAACAAATCTTGACAATCTCAACAATGAGATTTCATACTATTCTTATTCTGAGGGTGAAAAGAAGAGAATCGATATGTCAATTTTACTTTCGTTCATAAGCATAACAAAAACCATATCAAATTGGAATTGTAATTTACTGATTATAGATGAACTTCTTGACAGTGCTATAGACGAGAATGGATTAGAAAAGTTAGTGGGAAGTCTAAAAAATATGACTTATGACTCAAATGACCTGAGCATTTACATCATATCTCATAGATTACAACAGGATTACAATTCTCAGTTCAAGAATTGTATTAGTATTAAAAAGAACAATAACAACTTCTCCGAGGTTGTTAAAATTAAGGGGGATTAAAATGGCTGAATATGTAAATAACAAAGAATTTTATTCTTTGTTAAAGGAATACAGAGAAAATAAATCAAAAAGGACTTATGAGAAGATTGGTAATTGTTTTCTTTTAATTGCTCAAAATTTACTAAATAGAGCTAATTTTATCAACTACACTCAAGACAGAAAAGATGAGATGGTATCAGACGCAGTCTACTACATGTGTAGGTATGTTGACAAATTCAATCTTGAAAGAAAGAATCCATTTGCGTACTTCACTATGATCGCAAGAAATGCTTTTCTACAGAATATAAATGATTACAACAGGAGAGATGACATATTTACGAGTATAGAATATATTGATAATGCCGACACCGCTGACAACTTGATTTAAGGTTGAAAAAATTGGAGGCAATATGCGTGTATGCTTAGTTAGCGATTTACACTTTGGAGTTCGTAAAAATTCTGAAGTGTTTCTAAATAGTCAGACAAGGTTTATTACAGAACAGTTAGTACCTTATCTTAAAGATAATGGTATAGAATATCTGTTTGTTTTAGGTGATGTTTTTGATAATAGGAGCAGTACGAATACCAAAGTTATGAATGCTGTTTATGAAGTTTTCAAAAATCATTTTTCAGATTTCAAAGTTTACGTTCTAGTCGGTAATCATGATTGTTATTTCAATAGTTCTGTCGAGGTCAACTCCCTTAAGTTTCTTGACGAATTTAACAATGTTACGCTCATAGAGAAAATTACAAGCATAGAGATTGATAACAAGAACATAGTTATGGTTCCTTGGATCGTTGACAATGTTAAGTTCGTCAGGGAGTTTAGCAAAAGAAAATGCGATGTATGTTTTGGACACTTCAATATCAAGGGATTTCACTTTAATAAATTCAAGAGAAGCGATGATGGTTTACATAGTAAGCTTTTCGGAAAATGTCAAAAGGTTTTCACAGGGCATTTTCATATAAGAAATTCTCAAACTCTTTATGGTAGTGATATTGTTTATATAGGATCACCTTACCAACTTACTAGAAATGACATTGATGAGAATAGAGGTTTTACTATTCTTGACTTATCCAAAATGGAACATAAGTTCGTTGACAATGAAGTCTCATTAAAGTACATAAAGTTAAAGTTTCCAGAGAAGTTCTCTAAAAAGAAAGTTCACAATAACATTGTTGATATTCACATATCATATGATGAAACATACAATGAAAAAGAAATTGATAAATATGTTAAGAAGATAGAAGAACATTGTCCGGCAATGACTCCAAACATTTTTGTTGATAACAACTCTGAACTAAACGGAGTGATAGATTTAGAAAACTACAATATCGGTTCGATGGTTGACTTGATGAGAGAATATATAGATAGTCTTGATATTGGAAATAAAGAGGAAATTTATGACACGTTGATTGACCTCTACAATGAAGTTAAAGGAGATATTTGAAATGAGTAATAAGCTTCCAACGAGCAATTTTGAAGTCTTTAGACAACACCTGCTCAATCCTAATAAATCTTTTGAGATTTCCACACAAGAAGGCAGACTTATGAAGGTTCAAAAGAACCTTGTAATATCATATGTTTCTGACTCAACCGGATGTGGACATATAAGAAACATTTTCCCAATGACATATTTGAACTCTATTTTTGGGAAGACTGGAAAATTTAATGTTATCATTTCTCCGGTTATGTTGTTCCAGCATGATGTTCTTCTCAGATGTAGAAGTATATTCTTCCAGAGAACTATGGCGCCCGGTCATATGAAAGCAATACAAATGTACAAGGATGCCCAGAAGAAATACGGTTTTAAGATGATCTATGATATAGATGACTTTATCTGGGAAGGTCCTGATGAAGGAGAATCAATTCCTGATTATAATTTCGGAAAGCAGGGAATATCAAAGGAAGTACAACAAGCATCCCTTGACATCATGAATGAGATGGATATTGTCTGTGTGTCAACTGACTTTCTTGGTCAATACATAAGAGAACATGGTGTTACTAAACCAGAGATAAGAACTATATACAACGCTGTTCCACAGTATTTTTGGGGACCTCATAGGAAAAGACCTATCAAACAGAAGATTATAAAACCAACATTTTTGTGGAGTGGAAGCCCTACACATTATAATAATCAAACTAAATTAAAAGGTGATATGGATAATGTTTGGACTGAATGGATAATTAAAAATGTTATTGATGGTAAAATTAATTTTGTTCAGATGGGCGGCTTACCATTTTTCTTTGAATGTATTAAAAATAAACCAAACTTTAAAGTTATAAATTGGGTGAATAGTTTTCAATACCATCTTCCTATAAAATCTAATAGACCTGATTTTATGATTGGACCACTTATACCAAATTATTTTAACTACAGTAAAAGCAATATTAAGGCTATTGAATCATATGCTTTAGGTGCATGTTTTATAGGAAATACTTGGAAAGGAACGAAATATGATAAATTTCCATCACCTTATGATGATTGTCCAGTTAATGTCCCATATAATATTTCATATGAAGATTTAGATAGAATTATTTGGGATTTGACAGAAACAGATAATTACAATAAAGTTATTAAAGAACAATATCAAATTCTTGACAAAGAAGGTAGATGGCTTGAAAGTGAAAAATATGTTAAAATGATTACTGAACTCTTTTGACTTGACAAACATCCAAAAAGATGATAGAATAAAAATAAAATCATCCAAGGAGTTTGTTTTGAAGAAAATTCCAAAAAGCAGTAGAGTGTTGAATATTGTCCATTGCGATCTTGACGGTTCCGTATGTGCGTTAATTTTAAGTCATGTTTTTGAAAACATTACCATAATAGATACATCATTTTACAGAATAGATTCTGTTCTTGAATCACTGGATTATGACAAATATGATTTTGTATTTCTGGCAGATATAAGTCCCAATAGAAAGGAAAACTTATATCTGTCAGACAAAATTATTTTACTTGACCATCATGAATCAGCAGAGTCTTATAATGACCCCAGCAAAATGCATTATGTTGTTCCTAACAAATGCGCAGCGCACCTGACAAAGAAATTCGTTGAAAAATACTATGGTCTTGATTTGAGTCATCTTGACGACATAGTTAGATTGACGAATGATTATGATATGTGGGAACTCAAATATCCTGACAGTAAGAAATTAAATGACGTAATGTTTTATCTGTATAGACCTAAAAAGTTCAGAGATAACTTTTTTGACGGTAGGACATACTTTACAGATGAAGAAGAAAAGTGGTTGAAGGAAAGAGATTTTGAATTCAAAAGACTTTATGATAGTCTCGAAATATTCGAGTTTGAGAAGATAAATGGTTGTGTTGTTCAGTCAAAAGAGTTCATAAATGAGATATGTCACAAGCTTATGAATGAAGAAGGATATGACATAGTTTTTGTTAGAAACCCTTATCATGGTAGAGTCAGTGTGAGACATAAGATTGAAGGTTTAAATATGGGAACAATTCTAAAAGAAAAGGGAATTGGTGGGGGGCATGAAAAATCGGCAGGGCTTTTCTGTGACGACATGAAAGATTTCCAGAATAAGGTTTCTGTTCTTGAAGAAGAAATTTCACAAAAATATCCTAGGAAATGAAAGTAAAGATTAAGCATTGGAATAGTCAACCAGAAGCAGATGCCGTACAATCTTTTTTTGACTTGGCAATGTATTCGTATCGAAAGAGAAAATCAATGTCCAGAAGTTCTAAAATTTACTTCTGGTAGACCTGGTTGTTGTTTAGTTTTTCAATTTGAAGACCCTTCTAAACCAGAAGTTGTTATTAGTAAGTTTCAAGACTTGATAAAATACTGGGATGAAGAAGGTCTTTGGTTAATTTAATTTTATTGAACGGAGGTTTAATATGTCAATGAAAGTTTATTTGGCTGGCTACATTCAAGGCAGTGTCATTGATAAGTGTGTTGCTTGGCGTAAAAATATTAGAGAAACATATGACAACTGGCCATCTGGTCGTTACCCAATTAACTGGTTAGACCCTTTGAATGGAGAGAACTTCAATGAAATTTCATCTAACGGATTGAAAGGTGTTTTCCCACCAAATGCTATTGTACACAAAGATTATAATTGTGTTAGAAAAGCAGACTTGTTGATTGTCAATACAGATACTTTTGGTCAAGATAGGCCTTTGCTTGGAACAGTTTATGAACTTGCATGGGCATATGATTGGAGAAAACCAGTCATAATGATAACAGATGATGTTGTTTGGGAAAATCATCCATTTGTAACAAACACAGTTTCGTGGTATGTTAAGAGTGTTGAAGAACTGATAGAAAAGAAAATCATTAACGAATTTTACAAATCGTGGCATTCGGCTATATATTGAATATGAGTTTATAATGAAAAGAAATTGACAATTGAAGCCAAGGAGGTAGATGATGCCTTACATAAAGAAGGAAGATAGAGATAAGTATGATGGTGCTCTCTGGGAGATTGATGAAATTGAAACCAAAGGTGAATTGGAGTATTGTATTTTCAGTCTGATGAACAAGTACATGTCTGATAAGGAATATAGATATTCAAATCTTCATGACTGTGTTTATGCTGCTCAACATTGTGCTGATGAGTTTAGAAGAAGATATCTCGACAAGAGAGAGGACGAAGCAATCGAACAAAACGGAGATATAGAAGGGGCCTAATATGGAAAATATTTTGTTTTTTTGTTTGTTTATGATTTTGTGGGCTTGCTTTTGTAAATTTGCTCTTTACATCTTTTCGAAAATATGTTATCATGTTGTTATATTTGGAATCAATATCGGAAATGATGGTTTACAGAGAAGAATTTCAAAAGTCTTAGGAGGATGAATGTTTACTCGTATATATTACGACTCATACAAAAACAGATTATATTGTAATGAATATGAAAACGGAAAAAGAAAAAAGCACGACTTCCATCCAATGTTCGAGTATTATGTTCCATACAATGATACTTTGGGAGAATCAAACCAACAAGAAGAATTCAGAGATATTTACGGCAATAGAGTAATGCCGCAGTCAAGTGATTCACGACAGTCAATGAAGCAAGTGGCATCTTGTACGAAGACTTGTGAAACAGACATACCCGAAGACGTTAAATTCCTACAGAAAAGATATAAAGGAAAAAAATTAAAAGCTGATTTGAATAACTTTCAAATAGCTACGATAGACATCGAGGTTGAAGCTGGATATACTGGATTTGATCAAAATCATAAAATTAAAATAAGAAAAAAAAGATAGATGAGGAAAATCTATATCTAAAAATAAAAAAAAGGACAAAAACTAATCAACAAAAAATAATGGGTGAAAAATATGCTAAAATGACTGATTTAGAATTTGAAAATTTTTTACAAAATAAAAATCCTAAAATGTACAAAAGAATGAAAAACCTAAGAGAAAAATATTTAAAAGGAAAATAAATTATATGAATGAAGAGTTTATTACAATAAGTGAATTTGAAACCAAAAATGATAAAAATGATTATGAAGTTTGGGATGAGAAGAAACAAAAATGGTGTAATTTCAAAGATAGTTGTTATTACTCAAATTCAGAGTTCCCCAAACCAGAAGATGCCAAATTCCCAATCAATCTAATATCTATACACTATTCTAAGGAAGATGAGGTTTATACATTTGGTACAAGACCTTATACTGGCGATAGTCCTCTGGTAAAAAACTATCACTATTGTCCAGATGAAAAGACGATGTTAGAGAGATTTATAAAACACTTCAGAAAGAAGAGTGTTGATATTCTAACTGGTTGGAATGTTATGGGATTCGACGTTCCATACATTGTCAACAGGTGTAGAAATCTTAAAATAGAAACTCTACTGTCTCCAATAAATCTTGATTACGTTCAGAGAAAAACTGGTGGCTATCATATAGAAGGTGGTGGTTTTATCATACCTGGTATTTCTATTCTTGATGGATTGGAATTATACAAGAACTTTGTTTATACCAAAAGAGAAAGATATTCTCTTCAGTTTATAGGAAAGTTGGAAGTCAATGAAGGTAAGAAGGACTTGGAGGGAACTGTCAATACTGCTTGGAAGCAGTGGAATGAATTTGTGGAGTATAACATACAAGACGTTCTACTTTGTAAGAAGATAGAGGATAAGAAAAAGCATATCAAGCTCACAATCCAGTTCTGTTATCAGGCATTGATACCATTTGAAAGAATATTCTCTTCTATAACTCTTGTGACTGGATACATGCTGAGATATCTTCATGAAAGGAATATCGTTTTCCCAGATAGAATAAACACGGAGAAGAACAAAAAGTTTCCTGGGGCGTATGTTATGGCAAAACCAGGATTCTATGAGTATGTTGTTTCTTTTGATGTTGCTTCTATGTATCCTCACGAAATTATGACTTACAATATAAGCCCGGAAACAATTTGTGATAAAGAATACACATTAACTTATAAAGACAAAGATTATTTTTTTGATGGTAATGATGAAATTTTGGTTGAAAGTTCTAAAGGATATATTAAAAAATTTGTCAAAGATTTACAAGAAAATGATGTTATTTATATAAATACTTCTAAATAGAATACATTGTTATAACATCATTAGGAGAATCTTGTGAAGTGGAATAAGAAAATATTTGTAGAGAAAGCTAAAAAAGTTCATGGAGAAAAGTATGATTATAGTCAAGTTGATTACGTTAATAGTAGGACTTTGGTAAAAATCAAATGCGAAAAACATGGAATTTTTGAACAATTGCCGTCTAATCATATTAGAAAATATGGTTGCCCTTTATGTGCTATTGACAATAGAACTATGAATCATAATGTATTCATAAAAAAAGCTAAAAAAGTTCATGGAGAAAAGTATGATTATAGTCAAGTTGATTATGTCAACAACCATACCAAAGTTGCTATAATTTGTAAAAATCACGGTATATTTTTACAAGAGCCACAAAACCATTTAAGAGGACATGGATGTCCTATTTGTATGGTTGATAATCATATTTCAAAACATTCTTTTAATAATGAAATATTTATAGATAAAGCTAAAAAAGTTCACGGTAACAAGTATGATTACTCAAAAGTTGAATATGTAAGTAGTTTAAAAAAAGTTTGTATCATTTGTCCTAAACATGGTGAATTCTGGCAAAGTTATAATTCACACATTCATCATAAAAATGGTTGTCCTATCTGTAAATTATCCAAAGGTGAAATTGTAATTGAAAAATTTCTCAAAGATAATAAAATAGAGTTTATTAGTCAATACAATTTTGACGGTTGTAGTAACAAAAGAAAATTATCTTTTGACTTTTATATTCCAGAGTATAATACATGTATTGAATATGATGGTATACAACATTTTTATCATGTTCCTTGTTTTGGTAGCTACAAAAAATTTTGTAGACAACAGGAATGTGATAAAATAAAGAATGTATTTTGTCAAGATAATAATATTGAACTAATAAGAATATCTTATAAACAAAACATAAAGATGGAGCTTAATAAATGGTTGAAGGAAAAAATTTCAAATTAAGTAAAAATTACAAATGTCCTCTTTCCAAATGGAAATCATGGGAAACAGTTAACGGTGATTTTGAGTGTGGTGGAATCTATTATCGTAAAGATAAAAGGGGAGTCATGGCAGAGATTGTAAGCGATATTTACAACGAAAGAAAGACTTTGAAGAAGAAGGGATTCATTGCTGATGCTATCGCAAAAGGTAGAAGTCTTGAAGGTTATCCACAAGAGCTTATTGATGCTGTCAAATCAGAAGGTGAGACATCGGAATATTATGACTCTCAACAGCTAATCAGAAAGATTCTTATCAACTCAGTGTATGGAGTTCTTGGAAATCCTTTCTTCAACTTTTTCAATGTGAACAATGCTATCGCTGTTACATTGAGCGGACAGGACTTGATTAGATATTTATCAAATACTCTCAACAACTACATGAAGCAAAAGTGGCACGAAATTGGTCCTAAGCTCTATCCATACGCAAAATGTGATTGGAAACCTTTGGAAAAAGATGTTGTGATACTTATAGATACTGACTCCAGCTATGTTTGTCTTCAGGAAATTGTTAGAAACATGGGTCTGGAATTCAAGAATAATCAGGAATTTTATGATTGGGTTGACGATCTTGATGAAAGATTTTTCAAACCATTCTTTGACAAGATTCTAAAAATCTATGCCAATAACTATGGAGTTCCTCAGTTGATTGACTTCAAGAGAGAAAAGATTATAACACAGAAGTTCATACTTGCTAAGAAGAAATATGCTGATGAAGTTATTGCCAATGAAGATAAGCTTTACATTGATGAACCAAAAATATCAATCACTGGAATTGAGGTTGTTAGAACTGACACTCCTCAATTTAGTCGTGAAAGGATTATGGGTGTTATAAGAAAAATATTCAATGTGCGTGGAAAGGACAAGGAAGCCGTATTGACAAAGCTTAGAAAGATTCATAATGAATTTCTTGAAGCTGGTCCTTCTGATATTGCCAACCCAACTGGTATAAAAGATTACACAAAATATGCTGAACCAGTTGAAAAGTATATTGAGAACAACGAGATAAGTTATCCAAAACATTTACCGATTCATGTCAGAGCTGCTATGAATTATAATTTCGTTGTTGCTAAGAATGATCTTCCATTGATGCCTGTCAATAATGGAACTAAAATGAAGTACATTTATGTTGCTCCTCATAAGAACGAAATTCATCAGAATGTAATTGGCTTTGTGAATGAGTGGCCAAAGGAGTTTGATGATTTGTTTTATATTGACACAGAGGAGCAATGGAAGAAGGTTTTTCAAAACGCAATACAGAGATTCTTCAATGTTCTCGGGTGGGGTGAGATAGAAATAGAAGAGAACAGTTTATCTGACTTCATTGAGTTTTGATATTGACAAAACAGAAATAATATGATATAATCATATAAAAGGAGGATTTATGAAAAATTTGTATGAGATTATTCTAAAAGACAAAGAGACTAAAGATAGTCCAGCGCTATCATCATATCTCTTTACAGAAGATGAGAAGATAGATTTTCTGTCTACCAATGTAATATCTTTGAACCTACTATACAGTGGGAGGATTGACGGAGGAATTCCAATTGGTAGAATTTCAATGATTTCAGCACCTTCAATGCTTGGAAAGTCTTTCGTAGCATATGGACTTGTCAAGAATGCTCAAAAGAATGGAATGCAAGTTTGTATTATTGATACTGAGAGAGCATTCAACTTTTCATTCGCACAATCTATTGGTATTGATATTAGTCCAGAAAAACTTGTTGTTCTTCAAGAAAATAGTATTGAGGACGTTCAAGGAATTATTGTAACGATTTGTGATGAAATTCCAAAGAGCGAGAGAAAGAATATTTTGTTTGTTATAGATAGTTGGGGTTCATTGGTAACATCAAAGACGGTTGATAACGCGAGATCAGGTAACGATGCTGCAGATTTTACAATCCCCAAAAAGAAAAACAATCTTGCTAATATAATGATAAATCAAAGAGCAACATTCTTTGTAGTCAATCACGTTTATGATAATACTGGTGGAATGGGAGATACTCTAAAAATTCCTGGTGGAAGAAAGATAGAGTTCAATAGTGAAGCAATTGTTCTTGGTAGAAGTATGGCAAAAGAGAAGGATGCCAAGAAAAATATAACTGGTTATATTGTTACTGCTGAAACTTACAAGTCAAGATGGAGCAAGATGAATTCCAGAATTCAATTCAGAATCAAAGTTGAAGGTGGTCTTGATATATTCTATGGAATATTACCGGATGCTTTAGAAGCTGGAGTTGTAGAAAAACCAACTGTTGGATATTACACCAGAACTTGTGTAGAGAATGATAAAAAGCACAGAGAAAGTGAGATATACAATTCAGATTTTTGGTTACCAGTTTTCAAGGATACTGAGTTCAAGAATTGGTTAGAAAAGAAATATACTTACAAAACACCAATAGATATTGCTACAAAGGATGAAGCTCTAAGTATAATGGACAAAGAAGAGAATAAATCTAAAAAAGGAAAGAAATAATATATGAAAGAAGCTGTATTCTTTGAAAATGTTCTCATAAAGTTTCTTTTTACAATCGAGAATGTTAGGGACAAGGTTATGCCGTTTCTTGTCCCTGAACTTTTTGAAGATCATAAGAACGTTCAGTTGATAAAGTCTGTCATAAAAATGTATGAAAAATTTGAGAGATTTCCAACAGTTCCCGAAATGCGTCTTGAACTTGATAATGAGAGTGTGTACAAAAGATTATTAGAAATTATGGAGACTGATGTTTCTGAATATCAGTCAGATTTCTTGTTGGAAGAGATAGAAGAATTTATGAGAGAAAAGTTGATTCATAACATCAATGTTGATATTGCTGTGAATCTCAGTAACAAAAAAATAGATGATATTAAGAAGACTCCAGATCAGTTGAGAGAAGCAATAGCTTTTAGTTTTGACTCTAAAGTTGGACTTGATTTTATGGAAGAGGAAGAAAGATTGTATAAGTTCCTACATGATGTTGACAGAGTGATACCAACCTCTATCGGTATTCTCAATAGGATAATAGAAGGTGGATTCCATGAAAAGTCATTGACATTGTTCATGGCCGAAACCAATATGGGTAAGTCTTTGATAATGACTTCTCTTGCTGTTGATTGTGTTCTTAGAAACAAGAACGTCCTTTATGTGTCTTGTGAAATGTCAGAAAACAAAATCTCAGAAAGAATAATGTCAAATATGTTTGATGTTAATACTGAGGATTTGAAACTATTGACTAAAGACAAGTTTCACTCTAAGTTTGAAAAGGTTAAAAAGCAAGTCAGTAAGAAGATAATAGTAAAGGAATATCCACCAACATCTATCAACGCCAACCATATTAGAAATTTACTAAAAGAGCTTAAGGTTAGGAAGAAGTTTACTCCTGATATAATATTCATAGACTATCTTGGTATAATGAACCCTATTCATAAAAACAAGGGTGATAATACATATCTTGAAGTCAAGAGAATTTCAGAGGAAGTAAGAGCAGTTGCTGTGGAGATGTCTCTTCCTATCGTTTCAGCAGTTCAGACAAACCGTAAGGGTTTTGGTGGTGCTGAAATAGATTTGACTGATATATCTGACTCCATTGGAACAGCAGCAACTGCTGATGTTATAATTGGAGTAACTCAATCGAATGATTTAAGAAAAGTTGGAAAGTACTATTGGATGGTACTGAAAAACAGATATGGTTTGAATAAGAAGGGTATGAATGTTTGTGTTGATTATTACAAGATGAGAGTTTTTGAAGATGAGGAGACAGAAGTTGGAGATACTACTGGATCAATATCCAGAGACCCTCCGAGTGATAAAGACAAGAAGAAAAAGGTTAGTAGTGCTATTAAAGACGCAAAGGGAGTTTTAAGTAAAGATACAAACGATAAGTTCAAAAAAATGATTGACTTTGAATAGGAGTTTAAATGGCTAAACATCAAGTAAACACATTTGACCAAAGTAAGATATCAGAAAAAACAAACGAGTTTGAGTTAGTGAATGACATACTCAAAAAGGAATTTCTAAATTGGATGGAAGGAAAAGGGTATTCTTTCGATTATCTAAAGGAAATTTTTGATGGTAAGAAAATGAGTGCCTCTGAACAGAGTAAATTCAACGAGACAATAAGAAAGGCAAAGGTAGAAGTTAACATTAATCTCGTAGATATTATTGTGTTGTTTGAAGAGAACTTTAACAAGTTCAAGAAGATACTCTATACATTCGATGGAGAAACAAAGTACGAACTTAAAAAGGAACTATCAAAAAAGTACTTTATTCAATTGGACGAAAATAATCTGAAACAAATACTGGGGTAGTTGTATGGAATTCGCTTCTACTTTGAGAGTTTTTTCTGTTATTGTAAACACTAAGAACTTTGTAAAAGGTAAGAAGGATATTGACATTTTCAAACTTCTTAGTATGACTGCCTTTAGAAAAGCTCCTAAATTCTACGCAATTAGTTCTAAGAGAATATATAGTGAGATATCTAACGGATACTATAGCATTTGTGACTTGGCAATATTTCTTCTGTATCAGTACATGATGGGTAAAACGTCTATAAAGCTTGGTGAAGTAAACTACAAAAACTTGAAAGATTTCAAGGAAATGATAAGTGACAAAAGGTATAATGAAGATTTACATTTGTTAAGGGAGGTTTATAAAAGTCTAAATTTCAAAAGCATGAAAGAATTCTTTGACATAAAGGAGGATGGGACAAATGTGGTGTTTGAATTGACAAAAAAGAAGCATATTTCTCCAAGATTTTTCATAAAAAATATGTTGACAAAAAATGATGAATATGATACAATTAATAATAGAGAGTACGAGCTATTTAAGAGAATAGCAAATAAGATAAAAGAAACACAAAGGAGGTTCTTAAATGAACAAAAAGAAATTCGGTAGAGATTGGTCAAAGACAATGGACAAAATCCGTGAACAGAATGATAAGGGTAATTCTGGAAACTCTTATAAAGACGAAAGAATTTACTACCCTGAATTCTCAAGCAATGGAACTGCCCAGGCACTTATCAGATTCCTTCCATCACCAGACACAGATATCCCATTTGTAAGTACATATAGCCACTCTGTAAAGGGACCTGGTGGATGGTACATTGAGAATTGCCCAACAACATTGAAGAAGGAATGTCCAGTCTGTAAGGCCAACTCGGCAATTTGGGACAGTGACCAGGAAACTGCCAGAAAAAGAAAGAGAAAGCAGAACTACTACTCCAATATCCTTGTTGTAAAGGACCCAGCTCATCCAGAGAACGAAGGAAAGGTATTCCTTTACAGATATGGAAAGAAAGTTCATGATAAGATTATGGAAAGAATTAATCCTGGTGATGACTCAATTGAAGAACCTGTCATGGTTTTTGACTACTATGATGGAGCAGACTTTAAGTTGATTATCAAGAAGATCAAAGTTGGTAATTTGAATATGCCAAACTATGACTCTTGTCAGTTTGACAATCCTTCACCTGTTGGAACAGATGCTGAAATTGAAAAGATTGATAAAAGTCTTTATAGTTTGTCTGAATTCGTTTCTCCTGACAATTTCAAGGAATATGGGGAACTTGAAAGTAAGTTCAATAGAGTTGTTGGTGCTCCAAATCCATCATACACAAACCAACCAACTCCTGCGCCATCGACAACAAAACCAGAGCAGAGCAACACCAAGAATGAAACTTCTGAATCAATCGCAGAAGAATCAATATTTGAAGGATCGGATGACGATTTCTTCAATGACTTACAGAATGATGAAGAATAATTGAATGGTTGTTTGTTTATTGGAGAAGGGGAGTGAATATACATCACTCCCCTTCTTTTTGGAGAATTTATGAATTTTTCAGATTTTGATGAAATAGCTCTCGAAAGACAAGTAAGACTAATTCTGAGTTCATTGGAAAATGTAACTGAGAGCTATGACTATTACAACTTCAGATGTCATATATGTGGAGATTCTCAAAAGTCAAAATCAAAGAAAAGAGGATACATTCTTAAAAACAAGACTCCTTGGATGTACTATTGTCACAATTGTTATTACAAGAAACCCGTTATTTTTTGGATGAAGGAATTTTTCCCTTCATACTACAAGGACTACTTCAAAGAAGTCCTTGGAAGAAACGACAATAAAAAGAAAAGAGATTTACCAAATATAAAGGCAAGAAGAACGAGAAAGAGAAGTACTGAGCAGGATCAAACAAAATTCTTCGTACATATAAAGAGTGGTGTAACTCCACTCTTCGCTAAAGCAATAAGGTTTTGTATTGACAGAAACATTCCAGAAGATGTTTGGAGTAAATGGTATGTGGCAACTGGAGAGATGTATCGTAATAGGCTTATTATACCATTTTATGATGATAAAGGTAAAATATACTATTACCAGGGAAGATCGCTTTATGACTACATGACTCCAAAATATCTGTCAAGAGCAGGAAATTACAATAGCATATATAACTACTACCTTGTCGATAGAGAAAAACCAGTCACTGTGTTAGAGGGTCCCATTGACAGTATCTTCGTCGAGAATTCAGTTGCTGTTACTGGTGTAAAGATATACGACGATAACTTGAAGATTTTCAAGCAGAAGAGATTTCTTATAGATTATGACTGTGAAACATTTGATACTAAGAAAAAAACCATAGAACTCTTGACTAAAGGAGAGTACGTCTTCTGTTGGAAGAAATTCATGAAGACATACAATCTACCCAAGAGAAGTAAATGGGACATCAATGATGTTTTACTTTACATGAATAAAGACAATTTTTCTTATGAAGAGTTAGAACCCTTCTTCACAAACTCTATTTTTGATAAGGTGTTTTTCGTATGATTTACTGGAATGTAAATAAGATAAATCCTAATGCCATGAGGAACAATATGGATTTGATTGAAATGGTAAAGTGGTGCCCAACCAATGACACAACCAGCAGGACTTGCTTACGCAATGAGAATTATCTACAATGAAGATAATGACGAAGAAGATGACAAAAGGATTATGAACAATGATTTATAATGGTATAGAGTTTGATTCCGAAGAAGAAAGATTGTTTTACCTTTATTTGGATGAGCTTAAGGAAAGAGGTTTCGTTAGAGAATTCTCTTTTCATTCGGAATCATTTACCCTTTCAGAAAAAGTGACATATGATTGGATAAAAAAGATGAAGACTAAAGATAAGAAAATGGAAAGTACTTTGCTTCAATCACATGTTTATGTGCCCGATTTCAAAATATTGTGGAATTCTAAAGCATACGGAATTTTTTATCTTGATATTAACGATGGAAAAAATAAATTGGACTCTGTGCCTTTTATAAACAATATTGGGAATGATGGGTATGATGTTGGTTCTTTTATAGAAATAAAGCCATCATTTGATTTTCAAAATATGACAAGACTAGCAATTATTAATATCAAATGGGTGTATTATGAATACAAAATATTAGTTCAAAAAATTACACCAGTTGCTAAAACCAAATGTTTATTTAAAGATACATTTGTTCCCGAAAAAGCTTTATTAACCAAAACTGGAAAGAAGAAAAAATACCATTTTGAGGTCAAAAGTTTGGAAGAATATGTTAAAGAAAAAAATATTTAAATGTAAATACTCATTGGATAGGTTGGGACAGCTTCGACGGAAGTTTTATATCCAACATTAGAATTATCAATCAATCTCTTACTAATAACCTTATGTGGAGGTATCTTATGAGTACTTATATAATCTACAAAACCACCAATAAGGTAAAATTATTTCAGAAGAACAAAAGGAAAAACAACGTCAATCAATGATTGGTAAAACAAAAAGTGAAGAAAGTAAAATAAAACAACGTCAATCTATGATTGGAAAAAACATTGGAAAAATACGAAGCAAAGAATTTAAAGAAAATCTCAGTAAAAAATTAAAAGGAAGAAAATATTCAGAAGAACATAAACAAAAAATAAGTTTAGCTAAACAAGGTTATAATAATCCTTCGAGTAAATGGATATATGTATTATCTAATAGAATGGATTTTTATGAATATTTTTCTAAAAAAGAAAGACATAATATTAAAGAAACATTTAGAAGAAAAAAAGTTTTGGAGATTGAATATAAAAATGTTATAATACATAAAACACTTAAAAAGGAGTTTACAAATGAATAAAAGTTCATTATCAGAATTATTTTCTGTTGAAGATCAACAAGTAATAAAAAATCAGAAAAAAACTTTATTGTTTGATGGGCATAATCTAGCCTACAGAACATTATTCTCAGCTATCTTTATGAATCCTCAAGATAACGAAAATTTTTTTTTCTTTTGGAGACATTTATTCATGAATAGTCTTTTCTCAACAATAGAAAAGTTTAATCCTGAGAAAGTTATTCTCGCTTTTGACACAAAAGGAAGTTGGAGATATGACCACTTTGATGGATATAAAAATAATAGAAGACAAGCAAGAGACAAGGCTGTTGTTGACTTTCAGAAATTCTTTCCGGTTTTCAATGAATTCAGAGAAGAAATAAAAGAAACGTTTTCGACTATATATACAATAGAACATCCAAGATCAGAGGCAGATGACATTATTGCCGTTCTTGTAAAAGAGCAGTTTAGCTCTTGTCAGAATGTGATAGTATCGACTGATAAAGACCTTCATCAGTTGTTGATTGATAAGAACAATAAGCAGTTTGATCCTATAAAGAATAAGATCGTAAACTGTATAAATCCACAGAGAGAACTTGATATAAAAGTTATCACTGGTGATAAGAGCGATACTATTCCCGCAATAAAGCCAAGAACAGGTAAAGCAACTGCTGAAGCTATACTGAAGAAAGGATTGGATGATTTTCTTGAGGAGAATGAAGAAGTCAAGAACAATTATCTGAGAAATAGAATTCTTATTGACTTTGACTTCATTCCAAAAGAACTGTCAAAAGGTATATTGAAAACGTACAACGATTACGAGATTAAAGATATAGACGGTTCTAAGCTTATGAAGTTCTTCTCCAGAAATAGATTGAATAAGATGATGGATGATTGGTCTAACTATGGCCCATTAATAAAATCGCTAAAGTAGAAGGAGTTTATGGAGAAGGGAAAAAGTGGATTTTACATTGGTGAATATAAAGTTGAGAATAAGAAAAAGTATATTGGAGCCAAAAACCCAGTGTACAGAAGTTCTTGGGAATCTAGATTTTGTTACTTTTGTGACCACTCTCCAAGTATAAAGAAATGGGGGTTTGAGTGTTTAGAAATACCTTATCTAAGCGCTATTGACAAAAGGATTCACAGATATTATCCAGATTTTTATTTTGAGGAAGTTGATAAAAATGGAAATGAAAGGAAGTTCGTCATTGAAGTTAAACCGGCATCACAAACAAGACCACCAAAGAAACCCAAAAACAACAACAGAAAAGCCCGAAAGAGATATATCTACGAGGCGCACACTTACGTCACTAACAGATGTAAATGGGATGCAGCAAGGGAATTTTGCGCTAAGAGAGGTCTCGAATTCAAGATAATAACCGAAAGGGAGCTTTTCAATAAGTAGGAGAAAGTTTTATGAAATCAAGCTTTTTTAAGACAAGTCTGGCATATGAAAATTGGAAGAAAAAATATCAGTTTGGTGATGAGACACCAATAGAAACTTTCAAAAGAATAGCAAAGTCTCTTGCTTCTGTAGAGAAGAACCCTGAAGAGTGGGAAGAAAAGTTCTTACATACACTTGTCAAATTTGATGAAGAGGGTAATCCTATTGGTTTAAAGTGTACTCCTGGTGGAAGAATTACTGCCAACGCAGGAACTACGTATGATAAAGCAACCTTGATGAATTGTTTTATAAATGGTCCTGTTAGAAATGCGGAAATAAAGTATGTTAGAAAATCGGAAGATGGCTTGATAGAAAATACTATCAACATGAACACTCCAGATACGCCTGATGATTTGGTAAATATATTCTTGACAATAATGGAACAGGCAAAAACTCTTGCTTCTGAGGGTGGTTATGGAATTAACTTTGGATTCATAAGACCAAGAGGATCATTGATAAAGGGAACAGGTATAAGGCACCCTGGTATAGTATCATACATGGACATCTGGGATGCTGTATCAGAGTGTATCGTTAAAGGTGACAATGATGGTTATAGTGACAATTTGAAGAACTACCTGACAAAGGAAGAGTTTGATGAAGTAAAGTCTATTGTCAAGAAGCAAACAAGAAAAGGTGCTATGCTTGGAGCATTGCCTGTTTGGCATCCAGATATTGAAGAATTTATTAGAGCAAAACAGGAACCAGGAAGACTCACTAAATTTAATATCAGTGTTCTTATTGACGACGCTTTTATGAAAGCTGTTGAAAATGACGAAATGTACGAGCTTCATTTTGATGGTAAGATTTACAAAAGAGTCAAGGCAAAGCATCTTTATGACCTTATTATGAAGTCAACATATAATCGTGCTGAACCCGGAGTTCTTTTCTATGATAACATGAGAAGAAATAATCCAATTCAGTATCTTGGAGATTGTAACTGTACTAACCCGTGTGGTGAAATTCCAGGTAATCCATATCTCACTACTGTTTGTCTTCTTGGTTCCGTCAACCTCACACAATATGTATTCATAGACGATTGTGGAAATACAAAATTTGACTTTGAGCAATATAAAAATGATATTGAAGTTTTTTCGAGAATGTTGGATAATGTAAATGACTTGACAGATTTGCCTCTTCCAGCATATGAGTGGGCTGTTAAAAATAACAGGCAATTTGGAATGGGTCTCAACGGAGTTGGCTCCACTCTAATGATGCTCAAAATCAGATATGGAAGTGATGAATCTGTAAAGTTCGTAGAAGAATTAGTCAGACTCAAAGAAAATATAACTTGGCAAGCATCAGCAAAACTTGCGGCAGAAAAGGGAACGTTTCCGTTGTATGACAAGGAAAAGTTTACAAATACTGATTACTTCAAGTCAGATAGACTTAGTGAAGAGACTAAGAAAATGATAATGGATCATGGTGTTAGAAATGCTAAAACTACAACAAATCCTCCACTTGGAAACACATCAGTCATTTGTGATAATGTATCAAATGGTATTGAGCCTGTATATGATTTGGAAATTGAAAGGAAGGTGATTTGTGATTGGCCAGAAGGTTTGAATTCCAACAATGTAAAGAAGATTCTGAAGGAAGAAAAAGAGAAGGATTTTGTTTACTGGAAAGGTGAGTTCAATGGGCAGAAGTATTACTATGAGCCACACAATAGAGGTCTTTGTGAAATTCACATAATGAGAGACTACGGTTATCAGTGGTTGTTGGAAAACTTCTCAGACATTGATAAAGAGTATATTGTGACAACCAAGAATCTTGAAATTGAAGACCATATCAACATTCAAGAAGTCGTACAGTATTACTGTAACCAGTCTGTTTCCAAGACATGTAACATTCCAAAGAACTATTCATTCACAAAATTCAAGAATCTTTATCTTGAAGCATGGAAGAAGGGATTGATAGGATTTACAACATATAGAGAAGGTTCTATGGAATCTGTGTTGAGTTCTCTTGAGAAGGCAGAAGAGAAGAAGGAAATCATGAAAAAGGATATCAAGCTTCCAGATGTTTTCTTGAATGGACCCACAACAACAATCAAAAGAGAGGGTGCGAAATTTTATATACATTTTAGTTACCTTCCAGATGACAAGGAACTTAGATATCCAGTAGCTATGTGGATTCATACAAACGCCAAGAAAGAAACAGTAGCTTGTAATCGTGCTTGTAAGTCTCTTACAAAACTAGCAATTGCTGTTGGAATTGACCATAGGATAATTGACGATACTTGGGAAAAGTGTTTGGGTGATTATCCACATAATAGACTTGCGAGAATGATTTCACTTTGTATGAGACACAACGTTCCAAGAGAAGATATTTTAGTTGCGTTGACTAATATAGAAGGTGACAATATTTCAAGTTTACTAACAGCAGTAAGAAAGTTTATCGGATCAACCATTGATGACGGTAAAGAGATAGTTGGAATGAACTGTCCAGAATGTAAGTCTACTCTTGTAATGGAATCCGGGTGTTTTGTTTGTAAACAATGTGGATACGCAGGTTGTGGTTGAAAATAGTTGACAACATTTCAATAATATGATATAATTTTGATATTGAATGATATTTGTTCATTTTTGAAAGGAGTTTATAATATGTCTGGTTTAGAGATGAAATACTTTGTGTTGAAGCCAAAAGGAAGTGATGTATATGCCAGAGCCTCAAGAGAGGCTCTGATGGCATATTCCAGATTCATCAAGGATGAGAACCCTAAGCTTTCTGAAGATATAAGTAAATGGGTTCTTGAAGAAGAAGAAAACTCAAACATGGAAGAAGTTGAGATAGAATTTTCAATAGAAGAACTTCTTCCACTCTACGAAGAAGCCCACCGAAGAAACATTACTTTCAATCAGCTTTGTAATAATATTCTTAGAGACAAATTGAAAATATAGAAGATGATGAAGAGTTTATTCAAGAACTTACTAAAGAAAAATCAGGAGAGTAATATGAATTGTCTTTATTGTAAAAGCCATTTTGAGCCTCAGAAATTTGTAGGAATGTAAAAACACTTGAGGGTTGATGAATAATGAAAATATTGAAAAATGCTGGTAAATTTGAAGTGCTGACTAAGCCTGAAGATGTGATTAAAGACATAGCAACAGCAGCAAGAACATGTTATCAGTCTCAGGATAAAGCTACTCCTGAGACTGATAAAAAGTTAGTTAAGAATTTGATGAATAGAGGCCATTTTGCTATGTTTGAGTTCGCTCATTTAACAGTTAAATTAAGTAATATAAGCAGATATTTAACTCATGAATTAGTTAGACATAGATTGTTGTCATATGCCCAAGAAAGTACGAGATATTGTTCATATGATAGTATTCAAAATAAAAGAAATATTTTTTGTAAGTTTTCTATTGAGGATGAAAAAGATATAATAGATATTTATCAAACTGGCAAATCGGCTAATCAAATATCAAAATTATATGGATGTAACTCACAAACTATAATTAATATACTTAAAAATAATAATATCCAAATTAGAGAACGTGGAGATTTTTGTTTTTCTTCTGATATTGTTAATAATTTTGAACCAGAAAATATTAATCATGTTTATGCTCAGATATTAGGATTTTTATTTGCAAATGGAAATTTATATAATAATGGTTCTAATTATGTTATCTCATTTAAAATAAAAGATATAGAATATTTACAACAATTACATTTTATTATTGGTGGTAATATATATCCATATGAAAAAGAAGGATTAATTAAACTTAATATAAGTTCTAAATCTTTGTATAATTTATTCAAAAATGTTTATGGATGTGAAGAAAATAAATCACTAAATCTCAGATATAATCTTATAGAAAAAAATTTGCCAAAAGAATATTTGTCAAGTTTTATAAGAGGATTTTTTGAAGGGGGTGGTTTTATAGGTTGGTATAAAAATAATTGGAAAAGACAATTAACTTTTACCTCTGGTTGTAAAGAATTTTTAGAATGGTTATCTATTGTATTACATAAAAATTGTAATGTTGATATAAAAAATATTTATTCTAAAACTAAAAGTTTTCAATTGGTTTATCAAGGAAAAAAAGATATTAAAAAAATAGTTGATTGGATGTATAGTGAATTTTCTTTCGAACTAATAATGGAAAGAAAATTATCTATGGCATCTTCATTATCTAATATAGATGATAAGATTAATTCTAAGTTCAATAATTTTTGTGATAAGTATAATGTTGTTAGTCCTCCATTTGACGATATAGAAAGACAATATAATTATGTGTATAATACTCAGAATGAAATTTCTTGTTATGAATCTTTAAAAGGAATATATAAAAATGATGATAGAAGATTGTTTCTTCCTAGTAATATTAAAACAGAAATAGTTTTCAAATCTAATTTGAGAGAACTTAGACATATATTTACTATGCGATGTGATAAGTTTGCTCATTGGGAAATTCGTGGTGTCATGCTCAACTTATTAAAATGGTGCCAAGAAAATATCCCACTTGTATTTGATGATTTTAAGTTTTTCAAAACTGAAGATGGTAAAGAATATGCTCGTCCTGTGATGTCAGTATTTAATATAGCAGAGAAGATTACAGAAAATGGTGACATAGAATCAATTATTGATAAACTTTCTGATGAATTACAAAATAGAATATTTGTACATCTCAATAACAAACTGCGGAGGTAAACAATGAATTTTGATGAATACCAAAGACTTGCTTCACAAACAGCAATCTATCTTGACAAGTTCAAGCAATGTGGTTACGAAGAAATTCCTAGTACTGTTATGAAGTATCTTGGTCTTTCTTACTGCGCAAACGGTCTAGGAGAAGTTGGTGAGATACAAGGAAAAATCAAGAAGATTCTTAGGGATCAAGGTGGAGAAATTAAGGATTCCAATGTTCAGGATTTGAAGAAAGAACTCGGAGATGTTCTTTGGTATGTTTCTGCTATGTGTTCTGAACTAAATCTGTCCCTTGACGAAGTAGCAGAAGCAAATATAGATAAATTGTTTGACAGGAAGAGAAGAGACAAATTGACAGGTTCTGGCGACGACAGATAATTTTGTTGTTGACATAATCAAAGAAACATGTTATTATTAAAATAAAGACGAACATTTCAACAAGGAGTTGTTTATGTCTAAAGTTCAGTACAAAAGTGAATTGTTTGATTTGTTGAAAGACCTCACATCAATCAATACTCAGGTTATTTTTGAGAAGGATGATGATGGAAATGTCTTGGTAAGAAGAGCAGATTCAGAGTCAACTATCGCATATCAGTTGGTAGCCCCAAAGGATTACTTTGACTTCCAATATGACCAGGTTGCTTTTTACAATTATCCGGAGTTCTATAACTACTTCAAGGCTCTAGGAGAACCTGAAATTGATATTGAGCAGAAGAATGTTATTATGAAGGAAGGAAGTTCTAAATCTAGTTATCTGTTGTCAAACCCAGAGTCAATAGCAGCGGGTCCAAAGTCAATTAATTTTAAGGACCCAGATATTCGTATCAAGATTTCTTCAGAAGAGCTTGATGAGTTGTTGAAGATGATTGGTCTTATCAATTCAAAGAAGACGCAGGTTATCGGTGATGGAAGTAAAATCATTTTCAAGGTCTTCCACAATCTACATGACAATACATTTGAGAAGTCATTTGAGGTTGAGAACCTGACAAATTTCGATGATGAGATTGACTTCATAATGTTTTCGGATACTTTTAAAAATCTTCCAGCTAAAAGAGATTATGTTGTTGAAATAAAATCTCAGGGTTTTGTAAGAATTTCATTGGTTGATGAGGATATTAGTCTTGACATTTATACTGGTCGTGTAAGGCAGTAAGGAGTTCATTTATGACAAAGAAAAGAGAAGAGAATTTAGAGCCTGAAAAGAATTCCGAAAAAAAATCTAAAGTTGATGAAGTTTTGGATCAGGAAGAAAACCAGTTGTTTGTTCCTGAAAACTTCGATGATGAGTATGAATCTGGTGGTCTATTTACAGACGCTAAATATGATACTCCAGATGATGCTGATGCTTTTGTTGAAACCGGTGAGGGTAAGGTTATTAAAAGGGAGGATATGACTCCTTTTGAAATAATCAAATCGATTGCCAAGGAAAATGGAACAGAGTTGAAAGACCCTAAGGAAAGTTGTAGATATTGTTACGGAAGAGGATACGAGGGTTTAGAATCTGTTACCAAGTCACCCGTCCCGTGCAGATGCCTTTTTCGTGGGAAAACCAAGAAAGAAAAAGAGTCTGAGAGTGCTTATGATTCTGGAAAAATAAATAGAAAGATTACCAGAAGTCAAAAAAGAGCAATGGCTAGAATGTTGAAGAAGAATTTCGAAATTCAAAGGAAGATCGAAAAAAGAAGGAAGAAAAGGGGGACTAATGGTAATACTGTTGAGTTGAAAGAGCCTTCAGCAAGACATATTAACAAAGTTCTTAGAGAATACATCAAGAGAGAATCTCTAAAAGATACATCAACTTCTTTGAATCTTACATTGACAGAAACTAAAAAGATCGTGAAGGGAAATAAAGAGAAACTTGAAAAATTGAAAGTAAAGAGGAATAAATGATTGAGGTAAATAAGTCAAAACAGTTGTCTTATAGTTTGTGGATTGAGAAATATCGCCCAATGTCAGTTAAGCAAGTTCTACTTGCTCCAAAGGTCAAAGCTTTCTTCCAACAATTGGTAAAGGAGAAGGAGATTCCAAATCTTCTTCTCTATTCATCTAGTCCGGGAACTGGTAAGTCCACTATAGCAAAAGCCCTTGTCAATGACATAAAGTCGGATTATATATACATCAATATATCTCTTGACAGAGGTATTGACACACTGAGAAATAGAATATCTAAATTCGCAACTTCTTATTCTATGTTCGGTGAGAACGAGGGTGGAAAGAAAATTTGTATTCTTGATGAGTTTGATGGAGCCACACCAGAACTACAGGCTGCTATGCGTGGATTCATGGAGGAGTTTCAGGACTCATGTAGATTTATCTTGACATGTAATTACTTCACAAAAATAATTGAACCACTAAAGTCAAGGTGTCAGTTAGTAGATTTCAACATGATGGATGTTGAAATTCAGAAGGAACTGAAGCCAATAATTTTTAAGAGACTTTGTGGTATTTTGAAGTTTGAGAATGTTGAGTATACTCCAGAAGTTATTAAGAAGGTTGTGGAGACATTCTATCCAGATATTCGTAGAATGGTAAGCTTACTTCAGCATTACTCTAAAGCAAGTGGAATGATTGACAATGGTATATTCAACGTAGAAAATGTTGATACTGAATTTTATAATATGATTGTCAACAGAAAGCTAACAGCCGCAAGAAAATATATCATAGAGAGAAACTACAACTATGATGAGCTTTATAGAAATCTGTTTGACAATCTTGTTCCAATGTTAGATAAAGATAAGCAGGCTCAATCAATTTTAATAATCGCTGAATATGCGTTTCGCTCAGTTCACGTCCTTGACAAAGAAATCAATTTTACAGCGTGTTTATTAGAATTAATGGGTATTTTATAGTCTAATATATAAATCTCCTTATAAAGAAATAAATATCTTTATAAGGAATTTATATGAGAAAGAAAGTAATATTTGAGGACTGGTTAGAAAAAGCAAATTTAATTTGGAATTGGAGATATAATTATGATGAAGTCAAAGAAAATTGGATTGATTCAAGAAGTAAAGTCCCAATAACTTGTAATCAATGTGGTCATAGATGGTTGATAAAACCATCTGACCATGTTGCTAAATCAAGATTATGTGGATGTCCTAAATGTAAATATGATGATAAAAGGTTAGATTTAAATAATTTGATAAAAAGGTTTAAAAAATTCACAACAATAAGTATGATTATTTTGAAATTAAAATTTATCAAAACAACCATACAAAACTTTCAATTATATGTAAAGATGATATTCAAAAAATGTTGGAGGTCTTATAATGGTTAGATACTTTTGTGATTGTTGTGGCAAAGAACTGAAGAAAAGAGGTAATGTCTTTGTGTGGCTTTGTCATCTGACAGATATTGCCAACGGTAAAAACCCTGGTTGGGAAGGAATCGACGGAATCGAGGAACATGACTTCAGCAAATCACAACCAATATCCGGTAGAGAAGACTCAGCAGAGCTTTGTCACAAATGCTATAATGAAATAGTTATATTATCCGTAAAGAGTCTTTTTGAGACAATGAAGGAGAATGGTAATGTCAAACTTTAAATGTATAATACCTAGACATGACGAGCAAAAATTCAAGATGTTTGCTGAACCATCATTGAAGAAGATAGGAGCACAAGTTCTATCAGTCTTCGATCAAGAAGAAGGTAAACATGAAAACATTTTCAAGAAATATAATGCCGGTATAGAAGCAGCAATGCAGTCAGGTCTTAAGGATGATGATATCATTGTTTTCATGCATGAAGATGTTGGTATTCTTGACAACTTATTTAGAGAGAAGGTTGAACTTCTTTTTGCTGAAAAGAACGATGTAGCCATTGTCGGAATAGCAGGAACTACTGAATTGACAGAAAGAGGTGGGTGGTGGATGACAACACCTGACAAAATGAGAGGACATCTTATTCAGGGTAAGAACGAAGGTAAAATTGGTGAAGGATTCCATCTTCAGAAAGGTGTCATAGGTTACTTTGATGATGTTGTTTGTGTTGATGGTTGTATAATGATAACTCAAGGCAGATTTCTAAAAGAGGGAATTTCTTTTGACGATAAGACATATGAGTATAACGATTTTTACGATATAGATTTCTGTCTAAGGGTACAGGAAATGGGATACAAAATCGCCGTTGCTGATGTACTTATCTACCACCAATCATCAGGAATGGGTGTTTTCGATGATAAGTGGAAACAATCTAAAGAAAAGCTTTTTGAGAAATGGAAAGACAAGGGACTTAAATTACCGATTACTCGTGACCAATTTGACATAAAAGAAGTTGAAAGCGAGATTGTTGAGATTGATATATAATGGAGGTAACTATGGTTATGATTTTGATTGGATATGTCATTGGAATTATTATGATAGAAATTTTTGAAAAAATAAAGTTGGACAAAATGATTATGATGATGGAAAAACCAAACAGGTGGGAATGGGTTGAAGTTCAAAATGAAACAATTAAAAATTTACAATAATAAGTATTGTGATATATGAACAAGCAAGACATCATAAAGATATTGGAAAAATGTGAAGATTGGTACGATGCTTCTGATATTGGAAATGAGATTGGTATAGAAGTCTCTAAGATTGATATAGAGGAAGCTAGAAATTTTCTAAGTGGAATTAAACATGGAATATCTTTAGTAGATGGAACTCATGGATAAGGATTTAATATGAAAGTTTACTTAACAATTGGGTTGCCGGGTTCTGGTAAATCAACATGGTCAAGAAAGTTTGCCAGTGAGAACAAAGAAGTTGTTATTGTCAATCGTGACGCATACAGATCGATGATAAAGGGTGGAGAGTATACATTCGATTTTAGATTTGAACCTTTTATCAAACAATCAACTAACAAGGCAATCGAAATGGCACTAGAGCACGGTCTTGATGTTATTGTCGATGAGACTCATATAAAGTCTGCCAGGAGAATAGAAATAGTAGAATCCATCAGAGATTTTGAGAGAAGTTATGGATTGATTACAAAAGACTTTGGTGAGACTGAGATTGTATATATGTGGTTTACAGAAGACAAAAGAAATATTGAATATAGAATGAGAGAATCCCGTGGATATGATGTATCCAAGTGGGCTCAAGTCATCAATGGTATGAAGAAGAACTTTGAACCACCAACAGATGGAGAAGGATACAATAAACTCGTAAAGGTCAATCCATTTGAATCTTCAAAGGATATATAATATGAGATGGAAATTGTTGAAACATTTGTTTGATTTTAGAAAAATAACAGTATTAGAGGCTCCTATGGTAGAATATAAACTAAAGCATTTTGTAGTTCAGGAGTTCGTAGACCCTGAGACATATAGCATTAGAGGCGATAAATCAATCTCTGTCATTGATTGGAGAATGTTATGGACTGCCGATATGATAAGAGAGTATTTCGATAAACCAATGATAATAAACAATTGGCATGTTGGTGGTAGTAGAATGTGGTCGGGGATAAGATACGAAAACTCTCCGGAGTATTCAAGATTCTCTCAACATACATATGGAAGAGCAATAGACTTTTACATGAATGGAATTGATTCTGCTGAGATAAGAAAAACTATTCTGGATAGTCCATATGAAGATGCTTTCAAATACATAACAACAGTCGAAGATTTTCCAAGCCAAAGTTGGGTCCATGTTGATTGTAGAGTTTTGAGAGAAGAACAAGAAAGATTTCTAATAGTAAAACCTTGACTTTGGAGAAATAATTTGTTATGATTAAATCAAAAGTTGTCAAACTGTCAGATTTGCTTGGTGATTTTCTTGAGGGGAAGAACATTCACAAAATTAAGAAGTACGACGACTATTATATAGTTTCGTGGAAAGAATCCGAAATCTGGAATATAGATTTGTCAGGATTATCAAGATCAGAAAAGGAAAAATTTCTATCAATATGGCCTAAAGTTAAAATGAAAAGAGGAGGTAATGGCTCATGAAGTGGTTAAAGAATTTGATAAAAGAAGCTGTATGTATATACTGGTAGACTACCCAAAAGTAAAGCGGAAGAGTACATAAAGAAAATTTCAAGCGATTTCAAAAAGAAATACCCAGAATATAAAATTATGTGGCTGGGATGTGGAGAGTAATTATGAATTGGCTTAAAAAAATTATAATAAGAATGGCTTGGCCCAAGATCAAGAAGATTCTTTTAAGTAATGTAAACAGTGAAAAGTATCAGAAATTGATAGTCACCAAAGCAAACAAGAAGGTTGACATTCCTGGAATTCCTGAGAAAAGTGAGGAAAAGCTTTTCAATGATATTTACGACGCAACTCAGGAAGCAACTACAGAAATGATAAATGGCATAGATATTGAGGAAGCAATTGAAAGGATACTCTAATGGAATTATTTGATTATCTCGATGGCTTGACTGTTGATAATAAGGATTTAGATTTCAGTGATGAAGAGGTTAATAAGGGATATCCTGGTTATATGATTAACAGGTTTGTATCTATGAGTGAGATATATGTACCTGTAGTCAACGAAATAAACAAGTATGATGTTCCTAATAGTACTCACTACAGGTACTACTTTTCTATTCTACCAAAGAGAAAGCATTACTTTAAGTATATAAAAAAGAAGAAGGATTTGGATCAGAAAGAAAAAATGGTTATTGCCAGATATTTTGAAGTAGGGTTGAAGGATGCTGAAAGATACATTCAACTTCTTGATGAAAAGCAAATTAAGGAGATACTTGAAATCTTTAGTTACGGCAAAAATAAAATTGCTGATGTATAAATACTTACAAATAAGGAGGTATTTATGCGATACAAACCACCGAAGATTAACAAGAAACCACAATTCGTACCTATCGTAGCAAAGAACAAAGATTGGTTGGTTGGGTATATAAGTGGTATAAAGATGATTGAAAACTTAATTGTTGAAACTCTTAAAGACAATGGTATCGAAATCAATCTTAAAGGAATTGATTTATGTTTGGATAGCTCAAGATTTAATGATATAATGGAAAATGGAAAAAGAGAATCTAAATGTTCAGAAGAAGAGATAAGAGAATATTATAAGGAAATTATAAAAAATAAAATTATTTGTTTACATGAGTCCCATCCAGATAATGTTGAAGAAATTTTTTGTGGAAATTTTTTGGAGGTTGAATGTACTTGTGGGTTTGGAGTATATTTTTTCAAAGATGTGACAGATGTCCCTGATGAACAGTTCAAATGTCAGAATTGTGGAAGAGTTATAATAGACTATTCTGGACACGACGACGAAGATTATGATTATGATGGTAACTTGAGAACAAGATTGGGCATCATAAATGATGAACTTTCTAAAAATAATGATGATAACGAATATTCTGAAGAAGATGAAGAGGAGTAAATTATGCAAATTAACAAAAAAGTAAAATGCCTACATTGTCAGAGTGTTGTGGAACATGATGGTTCATGTAGTTGTGGAAAAGTCAGAATTACAAACGGAACAATTACTGAAGGAAGTCTGGGAAGGGACTACGTTGATATATCGGCAAGGCTCTTGAATGAAAAAGTTTAAGATTTTAGTGATTGGCTTACCAAATATATGACTTGAAAACGAAGGAGTTTATGATGAAGAAGGTTCTACTGATCTCGGGAAAAATACATTGCGGTAAAAATCAGTTTTCTGAATATGTTGTTGATATTCTAAAACAAAGAGGATTCAAAGTATCAACTGATCTTTTTGCTCGTTCACTCAAAGACTGTTGTAAGGAAGATTTCAGAAAGCTTGTAGATGTTCTTGACAATATTTCAGATGAGATAAAAAGAAAAATATATACTTTCATTGATGGAAGGGAATACATGAAGTATCCTTCACAGGTTGGAGATATAGACGATACCATCAATAAGCTAAAGATCAATGATGAGAACTGGTATGAGAACAAGACAGACATTACCAGAAACATTCTTCAGTTATACGGAACAGAGATTTTCAGAAAAAGAGTAGACAACGATTGGTGGGTCAATCAAGTTAAGAACAGAGCAATAGATTCTGATGATGACTTTATTGTAATCACTGACTGTAGATTTCCAAATGAAATTACTGAGATGTTTTGTGATGAATACGAAACATACGTCATAAGGATCACAAGAAATATAAATACTCAAGAGCAGATTGCTAATCACGATTCGGAGACATCTCTTGACAACTGGAATGAATGGAACTATATAATTTCCAATAATGGTAATTTAAATGATTTAAAAAATTCAGCTGAAGTAGTATGCAATGATATTTTAAAAGAAGAAAATTATGATAATAGATACATACTTATTTGAATGTAACAATAAATGGAAGAACTTATGATTATTGGAAAAGTAAAGGATATGATATTCCTCTTTATAAGGATAGATTTGGAAGAATAAAATTTAAAAGTTGGTTCAAATCATCCAAAATATAATAATAAAATTACCAACGAAGAAAGATTTTTAAGTCGTAATAGAGGATTAATTTCAGATAACTATTTTTGGAAAAAAGAAGTTCTTGAAAGAGACAATCATACTTGTCAAAAATGTTGTTCTAAAGAACATCTTCACGTTCATCATATTGACAATTTTAAAGAAAATTTTGAAAATCGTTATAATATATATAAATAAATAATGGTATAACTTTATGTAAAGATTGTCATAAAGAAATTCACAAAAAGTTTGGATATAAAACTAATAAAAAACAACTAAAATTGTTTTTAAATTAAGGAGAGGAAAATGGGAGCCTTTACAGATTTTGTCAGAAACAAGCTTGAGGAAAATGAGTCTAAGAAAGTCTCAAGCAACCTTCTCAAAAACATTATAGATGTTATTAAGGAGTATATTGTAACAGAATTCGACCTGTCTGAAGATGAGAAAATGCAGGTCATCAATAATATGGAGATTGGAGTAGAGACCCATGAAAAGGGTGTTTTGAAAAATTCTCCAAGATTTGTAGCAACATCAAAATACGATGAAAGTGAAGGTGATGCGGTTCCAGTGGAAATCATGGTTGAAATTTCTACAGAAAAGATTGGTGGAAATGACGAGGTAGAACCAACAAAAGAGCCATCAATGTCTGACGATGAAGAATTTGACATGGGTGGAGAGGAGTAATAATGAGTTTCAAACAATATCTTAAAGAGAATGAAGAGCTTCAGTTAATAGTTGTCGATACGGAAGATGTTATTGAACTTCTTAAGGAAGCCTCTGAAAAGCTTGGAGAATTACAGAAGAGATACGAGAGAGCAACAGGTTACAGAACAACTGATTTCTTGGCTTATAAGTCAATGATAGACGAAGTTATTTCTTCTGATGGTGGAGAAGCAGGACTTGAGCCATTCATGGACAAGTTATTCAGAGATGCTTCTAAGAATGATATATAATGTACAAGCGCGTACAATATTATAGGTAGTTTAATCGCTTAAACAATTTTTTTGAGAAAGTTGTTGACATTCTTACGAAAATTTTGTATATTGTTATTGTGCGATTGAGAAGAGAAAGAAACACAAGAAAAAAAGATGAAAAAAACTATTGACAATCTTGTGAAAATATGTTATCTTTAATATGTGGTTAGTAGAAGAGAGTGAGACAATAATAAAATCCGTGCCAGCGGTAGAAGTACCTGGATGAGTCTCACTCAAAAAATTTGACATTTTTTGGAGAAAATGGTATATTAAAACTATAAATAGTTTTTGGAGACAAATTACAGCAGGGGGAAGAGGTTGGCATCTCGCTCTGTCTCATAAGCAGAGAAAAGTTGGTTCGATTCCAACCCGTTGCAACCAAAAGGAAAAGGAAAGAAAAGGTAATCTTATGGAACGCATTTGTAAACAGACAATTCAAAAACAAGGCAAGCAGCATTATTTTAGTGCCATATCCGTGGTCTATAATTGGCTCAGTGCTAATATTACAGATAGACCAGAAGGAGGCACTGCCTAACCTGACTCATAAGATACTTGGAATATCAAAGAGAGTCAGGTAAAAATCTGACTCTCTTTTTTTGGCTTTTTGACATTTCTGGAAACTGACGTAAGCACATTGTTGCGAAAGCAACTTGTACTGAATGTGAATTTACATTGAAGATGTAAATTTTACATATAAGAGTGTGTGAAAGAATCATTTTGCGAAAAACGCTAAAGAGATTTTAGTAACACACTCACTTTTGCCTCCGTGTTGTAATTGGATTAGCATGGCAGACTCTTAATCTGTAAGGTTCTGGTTCGAGTCCAGACGGGGGTACCAAATTTTATTCTGCGGATGGTAAGTGGACGAAATCAGCGGACTGTAAATCCGTCGACTTTATGGCTATGAAGGTTTGAATCCTTCCCGCAGAACCAATAAATTTACTTTTGATGGGTAGGCTGAGCATTGGCGAGCTCAAGTGGCTGTAACCCACCCGTCTTTCGACTGTGGCGGTTCAACTCCGTCCATGCCCACCATAAGTAAATTTATTGCCGGGTCGTCCAATGGCTAGGATGTTTGACTTTGACTCAAAGGATGTGGGTTCGAATCCTGCCCCGGTAACCAAGATTTCTTTACAGGTCCGTGGTGTAACGGTAACACACTGGTCTCCAAAACCAGCAGATGTGGGTTCGAATCCCTCCGGGTCTGCCAAGTTCCAACCTGTAAAAAAGTTTGAAAAAAGTTCACTGAAAAAATATAGTAAGTGGAGTAATGGAGATTTTTGTAGTAAGTTTTGTGCCAAATCCTTTGTTGGTAAACAAGAAAAAGGTACAAAGATAGTTCAATGTAACATGAATATTATGGTTTGAGATAATTATTACTAAATTTTTTACGCACCCGTCACTCAGAGGTCGAGAGTACCACACTTTTAATGTGGACGCGAAAGCGCATCGATGGTTCGAATCCATCCGGGTGTATGCTAGTATGGCTTGAGTCACGCGGCCTGGAACCGGGATCACGTAGGTTCGAATTCTACCGTCCAGACCAATTTCACAGTCTCGTGGTCTAGTCAGGTCTAGGATTTCTCGCTGTCAACGAGAAGGTCGCGGGTTCAAATCCCGTCGAGACTGCCAAAATTAATTAACAGTTAGATATTTCATGTAAAAATATACCTATCCGTTAAGAAAAGATTGATAAAAATAGGATTAATATAATTTACTGATGAGTACCCGAGTTGGCAGCAGGGGTCTGACTGTTAATCAGATGGCGAAAGCCCGTCGGGGGTTCGAATCCCTCCTCATCAGCCAATTTTTGTAAATACGCACCCGTCGCATAGTGGTCGATTGCGCCTGCCTTCCAAGCAGGAAATCATCGTGGGTTCGAATCCCACCGGGTGCTCCAAATTAAAGTAGGTACAAATTCTACCATACCTTTTTATATGGTATGAAATTCATGGAGAAGGACTTGGTTCGATTCCAAGCTTTTTGAAACGTATTAAGCGTTATTTTTGAATTTGATTGGAGTGCGCAATCTAATCACAATTGGCTAGTCTTCGAAATGTTGTCAATTGTAAAGTAATTCAAATGTAAGTCTTGATACCTACTAGGAAATGAAGTGTAACGGAAGCACGTCCCCGTTATTTATGGTGACATTGGTGTAGTTGGAAGCATTGCAGCCTGTGAAGCTGTAGGGTTCGGGTCGGGTCCGAAATGTCACCCCAATTTTTAAGCATCCGTAGCCAAGTGGATTAAGGCCGCAGTCTGCAAAACTGTATGACCCCATTGAGGGCGTGGGTTCGAATCCCACCGGGTGCTCCAAATTTTGTCGCGAGCGTAAAAGGCGTAGATGCTTGGAGAGGAACGGCCAAGTATTAAAAGTATAATGGGTGAAATTCCCTACCGGGACTCCAAATTTTGTAAATAAGAGAAGGATGGTTTCAGCATAACAACATCGACTTCTAATCGACATCTTAGATGGTTCAAATCCATCAAACTAACCATCCTGAATTTTTATACTGCGGTAGCCGAGTCCGGTGTCAGGCAACACTCTGATAAGGTGTGGTGAAAGCCGACGTGGGTTCAAATCCCACCCGCAGTACCAATTTATGCTCCTATCGTCTAGTGGCTAGGACACAGGGTTTTCAGTCCTGTAACCGGGGTTCGACTCCCCGTGGGAGTACCAATATTTTATGGCTGGGTAGCTCAGCTGGTAGAGCACTGGACTAAAAATCCAGGGTGTCCTCGGTTCAATTCAGAGTCCATCCACCATAATTTTATGCCGTCTAAGCTATACTGGAGAAGCGTTCGGTTGAAGCCCGTGAAGAGTTGGGTTCGATTCCCAAAGGCGGCACCATTTCAAATCCCTAAATAAGAGTGCGATGATTTTTAACACTCTTTCAAGAAAAAAGGGAAAGCTTATGTTTGGAGATTATTTAGTTTGGGACAGTGTTAGTGAGAAGAATGCCAAAAGAATAATTGACAGACTTGACAAGAAAATTTTGCTGAAAAAAGCTATAATTTCAGTTGGTGGAATTTCTGGAACTAGGAAGTCAGAAACAGCATTCAAGCTAGCAGAATACTTCATTAATTCTGGAAAGCAATGTCACATTATTTCTGGTGATGATTATTACAAAACACCGTGGCATATAAGAAATGATGTGAGAAAAGAAAACTTGGATACTGTTGGTCCTAATGAATGGGATTGGAAGAGACTTTGTTGGACTTTTGAAACATTCAAAAATCCACTATATAATAACATACAGTTCTTCATAATGTCAAAGTTCTCTACTGCTATTATACAGGCAAGCATAGATAAGTCTAATTGTGACATTTTGATTTTTGAAGGTTTGTATGGATGTCATAATAAGATTTGTTCTGATGTTAGAATACATATTGGAAACACAGACCCAAAATCGACATTTGACTTCAGAAACAAAAGGAAGAAAGAAAACGAGACAAGCGACTTCAGGGCAAAAGTTGTTGAAATGGAATGTAAGGAAGTCGAGAAGCTAAAACCTTTTGCTGATATTGTTATATAAGGAACTCGACAAATGGAAGACAGAAAAATAGAAAGAGTAATGAGGATCATTAGTCTTCTTGAAAGATTCGTGGATGACAGTTACTATGAAGTTATAGCTGAATCGAGATTCACAATGAAGATGCTTGAAGAAGAAAAAATGAAGAAAGGACTTGACAAAGACTCTTGAATCTATTATATTATAGATATCAATGTCGGCGTAGGATAGTGGTCTAATCCATCACACTTTCAATGTGAAAATCACCGGTTCAAATCCGGTCGTCGATACCAATTTTCATCGGGATGTAGGCTAGTTTGGTAGGTCACTCGGTTTGGGGCCGAGGAATCGGGGGTTCGAATCCCTCCATCCCGACCATTTTTGTAAATAACTCAGAAGGATGAGTTCAGCAATCTCAAAAATCTTTATGGTAAAAGAGAAAAAATCATCCTGTGAGATAATGGGGACGAACAGTCGGGCAGGCGAGAAACCCTTGCAAGGTTTTTTTGGTGGGTTGGACTCCCACCGTCTCCACCAAATATATCCTATAGAACGATTTTTCGTAGTCGGTAGGTTGGCATCTTAGACTGACTCATATCCAGTCTCAACAGGGTTCGATTCCCTGGGCTACGACCAAATTCTTTGAAAATAAAGGAAGAATGGCTACAGCAATTAACGCTAAGTCCAACTTGATGTTGTAGGTTCAAGTCCTGCCCCTTCCGCCATTATGGGAGGGTAGCTCAACTGGTAGAGCACAAGTAAAGCAAAAGTCCATTCTGATTTAATTTTGGAGAGCAGCCAAATATTGGTTCGTTGGAGCACTCTGCTAAAGTGTCCCGGATAAAATATGCCGGTTAGAGTTCGATTCTCTAGCTCTCCGCCAAATTTAATATGCTAGTGTCGCATAGTCTGGTCGATTGCGCCTCTCTTGTAAGGAGGATGGCGAAAGCCACGCGGCGGTTCGAATCCGTCCACTAGCTTATAAAAATTCTTGACAAATGCCCGCTTATTTCAATGGTAGAAAGCTACTTTGGTATAGTAGTAACGACAGTTCGATTCTGTCAATGATTGGAAAAACAAAAAAAGTTTCTGGAAATAAAGTTGGAGAAGAAAATCTTTCCAATTATGTAAAAAGATATATTTTCAAAAAGTTTGATTCAAAATGTTCAAGATGTGGTTGGAACGAAGTCAATGAATTTACTAGAAATATTCCATTAGAAATTGAACATATTGATGGAAATGCCAGTAACAGTAAAGAAGAAAATTTAACTTTACTTTGCCCAAACTGCCACAGTTTAACAAAAACTTCTAAAGGTGCGAATCGTGGAAATGGAAGAATTCAAAGAAAACTTAGAGATAGAAAATACGCTGCTATAGCTTAATGTAAAGCTTTCCTCTCGTAAAGGAAAAGATTTCGGTTCAAATCCGAATAGCAGCTCCATAAATACTAAAAATGCCCGTGTAGTCCTGCTGAGCTTCTACCTCAGTAAAGGTAATTGGAACTGAAAATGTAGGTTCGAATCCTACCACGGGTGCCATTGACAATTAACATGGAATATGTTATATTATAAATGTTGCACACAATAAGAATTTTAACAGGAGTCTGTAAATGTCGGCTTTTAAACAGTGGTATCGCGGCTTAGTGTAATGGGAGTTCGAGTCTCCCCGACATCACCATTTGATAAAATGCCGGGGTAGCAGAATGGCATATGCAGCTGGCTTAGAACCAGTGTTTTTTGAGAGTTCGAATCTCTCTCCCGGTACCAAATATATGCCCGGTTGGCCGAGCGGTAGAAGGCACTTGCCTTACAAGCAAGGGATCAGAGGTTCGAATCCTCTACTGGGTACCAATTTTTGCCTCTGTAGTGAAACAGGAAATCATACTTCGCTACGAACGAAGAGTTAAGGGTTCGAGTCCTTTCAGAGGTACCATTTATTGGTCGATGTAATATCAGTTGTCACGCACATAACACTGATATTGAGATGGGACACAAAGGCGTGTTTGTGTCAGTGATGCCAAGTCGTCACACATCGTCCACAATTTTTCGGGGCTGTAGCTCAACTGGTAGAGCACCACACTGTCAATGTGGAAAATGCGAGTTCAAATCTCGTCGGTCCCGCCATTATAATTAATATCGAAGAAGTCCATTATAAAAATGATAGACCTTGTTAAGGATCAGGAAGTACATTTTGAATATTACAGAGATGGTGAAATGTGGTACAAGACTGATAATGGTTTCCTGTACCCATTCATGACAAGAAGGAAATTGGAAATGCTACTTTCAAGAGAGATGACAAGGCTATTTTCCTAATGAGATATATACGTAAGTATAATGAAGAGATTGACAAGGAAAACATCGAATGAAGTACTTTGTAAAATGTGTTGAATGTGGAGAATTCGTTCCTGGTAAAGTCAATGTACATTTTGTATTCCATAAAGCTTTACCTTATTGTTGGAATTGTAGAAATACTTTGAGGGACAAATGGATCGAAGAATTAGTAAGAGAACATGATGATGAATGTGGTTTCGGAAATGGAGCATTGACATGAGTACAAAACAGGGTTTTTTTGTAGTGAACGATAATAAATACGTAGGACCTTTTGAGAGATTGAACCAAGCAAGAGATGAAGCAAGAAAAATAGGTAGCGATATTCCTATATTTCATGGAGTACTTGACGGAGATAAGTTTGAAGGAAGAATTGTTCCAAAGGTCGAAAAGTAATTTTTTGCTCCTATCGTCTAGTGGTTAGGACGCGTGGTTCTCAGCCATGTAACCGGGGTTCGACTCCCCGTAGGAGTACCAAAATTTTAAGCGCCTGTATTTCAATTGAATAGAAAATTCGCCTTCTAAGCGAAGTGTTGCAGGTTTGAGTCCTGCCAGGCGTGCCATTATTGGGGTGTAGTTCAGTGGAAGAACGCCTGGCTCTGAACCAGGAAGTCGGAGGTTCGAACCCTTCCACCCCAGCCAATTTTATACCCCTATGGTATAATGGAAAGCGCACAGGTTTCCTAAACCTGAAGGTCAAGGTTCGATTCCTTGTAGGGGTACCAAATTTACTGCGGGGTAGAGTAGTGGCTACTCACTTGGCTCATAACCAAGTCGCGATTGCGAAACGTTGGTTCAAATCCAACCCCCGCTACCAATGTTCTTTGAAGATTGTTCTGGACGTACGCCTGAGGCTCTTGTAGCCAGGGGAGGAACTTCGGGACTACTTTGCTCACGGTAGGAGACTGCACCTAAAAAACAAATCAGTATGGCGGGTGTTGGTAACAGGTTCAAATCCTGACACAGACCTCTCGAAGAAGTCTGGAGTGAACTGAACAGTCATTTTCACTACCTAGGTAGCGACACAAACAGACTTAGAGGGTGAGCAACTCAGTGATAGTCGGGTTAGTGGCATTAGATAAATGTACGTCTTCAATGACAGAATCCCGGGTACAGGAACAATCTTCACATATAGGGGTGTACCAGTGCTGTCTTATAAGCAGTATAACTGTAGCGGTACGTTGAAAACGTGGGTTCAAATCCCACCACCCCTACCAATTTCTATTTGTAAATGAAGGATAGCTTCTGCAAAACAAACAAAAATAGATTCGACTCCTATCTTCCCCGCCATTATGGGGAAGATGCCGTGTGGACGGCACACTATCTATCCTGTTTTATAAATAATTGAAAATGAATAAGGAGTTATTTTCTATGGCAAATTGCTGTGAGTTTTACCCTTGCCATGACAATCCTTGTGTGAGGTTTAGTTGTGAGTTTTGTAAATGTCCTTTGTATGACAGAGATTGTGAAAATTTCGGTGGAAAGCCTAAATACATGAGAACGATGATGGAAGTTGTAAAAGACTGTTCTGGTTGTATGCTTCCACATAAACCAGAATTTAAAAATCTATTGACAAAGATAAACAAAAATGATAGAATATAATATGCCCGTTTAGTTCAGTGGAAGAATGCTTGTTTGACGTACAAGAGGTCGGTGGTTCAATTCCACCAACGGGCACCATTTAATGATGAAAAATGAGGTAGTGCCACAGCCTGGTCAACTGGGTCTGATTGCCAATCAGAATATCGCAGGTTCAAATCCTGTCTACCTCACCAATTTTAACTAAGAGTTATATGAAAAGAGTATACGAAGCATCACTCAGAGAGAGATTAGAGCTTTATGTTGAACAGATTGAAAGTGAAATAATAGCTAATGATTCTTTAATAAGTAAATATGAGAAATCAGAAAGCTCTAAGATAGAAGTTTTGGAATATTTCAGAGACAGGCTTTCTAAAATAAAGAATGATTTTGAAATAACAAGAAAAGTCTTGAACAGTTTATAAGGAGGATTCTATGAGAGGGAAAGCAGTAAAGCTTCTCAGAAAAGCTTCAGATGGTGATGAGAATAAATACAAAGAATTGAAGAATTCGTGGAAGGGTCTTTCTTGGAAAGAGAAAACCAAAGTCAGAGAGTATGTTGAATCTAAGTAAAGGAGTATGCTTATGTTGACACCGTTGTACAACAAATTGATCGTTGAACTTATTGAAGACAATGAAGAAAAGATTACAAAGTCGGGTCTTTTCGTTCCAAATAAGCCAACACCTTATTACAAGGGTAAGGTATTGTCTGTTGGAAAGGGCCATTATCAGAACGCAACAAGAATTCCAATGGACGTAGAAGTTGGACAGACAGTTTTGTTTTTGAAGAACAGTGGCATGGGTGTTGAGTTTGATGACGCAGGAAACCCAACACAAATCGTTTTGACTGACAACGATATTTACGCAGTTGAGGAAAAGTAATAAAATTTTGGAGGCTCAATCCGATGGATGGCGACGGAATCGGTCTTGAAAACCGGCGAGCAGAAATGCCTTAGAGGTTCGATCCCTCTAGCCTCCGCCAATATATTTTTTGCAAAACCAAAAGGATTGTATTATGCCTAACAGAGATGGAACGGGACCAGAAGGGCGTGGAGCTAGAACTGGGGAGGTCGTGGAAATTGTACAAATTCTTCAGTACCACCAAGAAGAGGTCCAGGAAGAAGACTTGGAAAATAAAACGTTTTAAAAACCATATGCCGAAGTGGTGGAATTGGAATACACGACAGATTCAAAACCTGTTGCCTTCGTGGATTGAGGGTTCAAATCCCTCCTTCGGTACCAAATTTGCCCCAGTGGTGGAATGCAAGACACGGTTGGTTTAAGCCCAACTATCCCATAGAGGATGTGCAGGTTGGAGTCCTGCCTGGGGTACCAAATTTCAGAGGAGTTTGTATGCATCCAAGTAACAAATACGAACGTAGAGTGATCGAGAAGACAAAAGGTTACAGAAGAGCAAAAGGACTACAAGAAGGTTGGTACTGGACAAATGGAAACAAAGATGAATGGATGTATATAAACTCCAGAATATTAGGAAACACCACAAAAAGATGTAGTTGTAGTATGTGTGGAAACCCAAGAAGAGAAGGGTTTGATCCGCTTACATTACAAGAGTTGAAGGACCATGAGTTCGTCGCATCAGAGTTTGAACTTTTGGATGATTTGAGAGGTGCCGCATGAAGCATATTGACTGATTATAAATACTTTCAAATGGGCGGTTATGGCTAATTGGTAAGCCAGTAGCTTGGAAAGCTACCGTCGGGAAACCGGCTTGGGGGTTCAAGTCCCTCACCCCCGCCAATTCACAACAAAAAGAGGTTGAATGCAAACGTCATACTTTGCAATATCCAGTAATCTTCCAAATGCTGTTTCTATAGCGGCAAAACCACCAGACTTCTATAGAGGTAGAGAATATCTACCACTAGCACCAACCTGGCAAATATATTCAGAATACAAAAGAACAAAAAACGTACACGAGTATACTGAGAGATATGCTTGTGATATTCTAGCCACTCTTGACCCTGAAGAAGTTTTTGAGGAGCTGGGTAGGTATTCTCTTTTGCTATGTTGGGAAGCACCTGATAAGTTTTGTCATAGAAGAATAGTAGCAAGATGGTTTGAAGACAATCTTAACGTCAGTGTTCCAGAACTAACAGGAGGACCAAATGACTACAACATTCGATAAGATCGGACTTGGTGAGGAATTTCGGGTTGATGGTAAAAAATACACCAAGGTAGACAAAGGTACAGGAATAAGATTGATGGATGGAAAACAGTTAGTTCACTTCTTTAAACATGAAGAAAATGTTGACAAAGAACAAAATAAATGTTAAAATAAGAAAGAGAATAGAATGTAATATTTATGAGTTAAGCTCTTATAGATATGACGATATTTTGAAAATTGGAGAATTTTTAGGTTATAAGATTGTAATATATCATTAGAAAGAAAAAAGATAAGTTTGAAATATTTTACCAAATCTATTTAAGAAGAAGGAGTTTATATGAGTAAAAAGGAGTCTGCCAAAACAGGCGGAGATTTTACTGATAAACTCAATACAATCATCCTTGGAAGTAATGTCGAGACATTAAAGACATTTCCAGAAAATTGTATTGATTTGACAGTAACTTCTCCGCCTTATTAGTTACGATGGTATAAGAAACTACAACAAAAAACTCAATACAAAACAAAAACTGATTGGAAATTACTCGTTTCCTTTTGAAGAGCTTGCTCAACAGTTATTCAGAGTAACTAAAATGGGTGGAGTTGTTGTTTGGGTTGTGAATGACCAAACCGTTGACGGATTAGATGGTGGTTCAACAGAAACAGGAAATTCATTTAGACAAGCACTTTACTTTCAGGAAATTGGATTCAACATTCATGATACAATGATATACAAGAAACCAGGCGTAAGGTTTCCAGATGCTCTAAGGTACCACCAATGTTTTGAGTATATGTTCGTTATGTCAAAGGGAAAGCCCAAGACAATAAATCTCATCAAGGACAGAAAGAACAAAGGATTTGATCCAAAGAAGCGATGGGCAAAGGTGAAGAACAAGAGAGAGACAGATGATAAGCTTGTCGTATGTGACTCTTTCAAGTACTCTCTTGGTGAGTTTGGAATAAGATACAATGTATGGGAAGTTAACCTTGAGCAATCTGCCGGTGGAGATATAACAGAATGGAATTGGCATCCTGCTGTGTTTCCTTCAGAACTTGCGTATGGACATATAATGAGCTGGTCTAACGAAGGTGATGTTATACTTGATCCTTTCTCTGGATCAGGAACAACAGCAATTCAGGCAAAGAGAACAAGGAGGAACTTTATAGGACTTGAAATCAACGAAGAATATGTTGAAAAATCTAGGAAGAGGATTAACAGTTATGCTGTATCTGATAACAAGATTGAGGATGAGAATGGGGTTATAACTGAGTTCATTGAGTTCTAATTGAGATGAAAGTAAGTTGACTTCCATAAGGAAGTTGAATTTGAAGAAAAGAAAATTCTCAAGGCAAAAGATACCAAGAAGAAAGAGAACTAGTAAACTAACATATAAAGATTATAGTCGAATGTGTAGATTTAGGTTCAATCTTGAAGATTATCCTAAAGAATTTGACCTAAAATTGATTGAAGAGTTTGGTTGGTATAATAATGATAATCCTAATGGATTTTCTCGTGATCATATGCTATCTATAAGCTATGGTTGGAAAAGAGATATTCCTCCTGGTATTATTAGACATCCCGCAAATTGTAAACTAATGCCCTATAATAACAACCTTGAGAAGGGTTGGAGGTCTTCAATCAATTACTCTGACTTGATGGATAGAATTAGGGATTGGAACAAAAAATATAAATAAATATGATAAATAGTTATTTTATAATTATAAGGAACAATAGAAGTGCTAAATGATTACATAGATAAAAAAAATGATAAAAGTATCAATATCATAGCATTGACGGAGAGAAATCCTAAGGACAGAGAAGGACTATATCCTTCTGCCAAAAAACTCAAGAATGCTTGTGAACGAAGAGGATTTCCATTTTATCCTATTTTGATACCTGGTTCTTCATATGTTTCTGACTTTGACCAGGAAAGCCCTAATATAATAATCAGGGATGTCAAGAATAAGAGTGTGATTGAGTTGGAACCAGAGAATACAATAGTTGTTATTAGGGGTTCAGTAATTCACGATAATTCTATTTCTTCCTTTTTGACATATCTTGAGTCGAAGGGTGTATTTGTTATAAACAGCAAAGACTCAATATCTCTTTGTGCTAACAAATACAATACGACTGTTAAACTCAAGGTTGGTGGTGTTCCTGTTCCGAAAACTAGTCTAGTTTCAAACTCTAAAGAAATAGAAGAAGCTCTAAGAAGGATAGGTGGTCAGTTTCCAGTAATAGTAAAAACACTAAGAGGAAGCGCTGGTATTGGAGTTAGTAGAATAGACTCCAAGGAAAGTCTAGTTGGTGTTCTACAATCTCTTTGGAAGCATAGAGCACAACTTTTACTTCAGGAGTTCCTTGACTGTGACTTTGATGTCAGAACGATTGTGTTGGATGGAAAGATAATTTCATCTATGAAGAGAAGTAAAATTGATGGAGATTTTAGAAGCAACTACTCACTTGGTGGAAATGTAGAGTCATATTCTCTTTCAAAGGAAGAGGAAAAGGTTGTATTGGATTCTGCTAAGATTTGTGGAGCTTTCTTTTGTGGGGTTGACCATATGGTTGTCAACGGAAAACCTTTAGTAATAGAGGTCAACGTTTCTCCAGGAAGTAAAGGAATGGAGAAAGCAACCGGTATAAATGTCATAGAAAAGCTTATGGACTATGTTTCTGATAAAAACAATTGGAAGAAACAATGTAAGGAAATAGGATACTTAGAAAAAATGACATTTCCCGAAATAGGAATAAAGGTTGACGCAAAGGCAGATACAGGAAACGGAATGTATAATGTGCTTGATGCTAAAGACATCAAAATAATTGATGATATAGTTTCTTTCAGAACCGAAGGAAAAAAGGTCGTAAAGAAATTGCAAGGTTTGGTTGACGTTAATGTTGGTGCTATAAGAGATTACACCGAGAAAAGACCAACTGTAAAATTTGATGTGGAATTTAACGGAGCTTTGCATAAAAATATATTGTTTACACTTGACGACAGACCAGGACAATTATCTCCTGTTTTGTTGTGTAGAGACTTTTTGTCAGAGTTAGGAGTAAACATAAATCCTAAGCTTAAGTTTTCGTTGGGTGAAAATGTGGACTTTAAAGAGTTCAGAAAAATGTTTTTATAAGAAAGGAGCCCAAATATGGCAGGAGAAGTTTTAAAGCTAAACTCAGCTTACATGCCAGTTGGCATTATCGACTGGGAAGAAGCAGTAGATTTGTGGACAAAGAAGAAGGTAGAAATCCTTGACACATATGAGGACAGAATTCTTCATACTGGTAATCGTTTTGAGAAACCAGAATTTGGTGTCAATGATACATTCGTTCGCTCAATCTACGATGAAAAGCTTGAGTCCTGGAAAACCGCAATTGAAATGCCTGCTGTTATCAGACTTCTTGATTTTGTAAATCCAAAGAAGCAAATTAGGTTCTTTGAAGCTTTTACCAGACAGAATGTTTACTACAGAGATGGTGGTAAGTGTATGTACTGCGAAAAACCAGTTTCAAGAAACAGTTTTACATTTGACCACGTTATTCCTAAGTCTCGCGGTGGAAAGACTGTTTGGCAAAACATTGTTTGTTGCTGCCTACAATGTAACGCCAAGAAGGACAACAAGACTCCAAGTGAAGCAGGAATGAAGCTTATTCATAAACCATACGCACCACTTATAGCTAATGATTTCAACTCTGGAATCCTCAACAGAATGAAAGGAATGTCAAGAGTTATAAATAATAAGAAGTGGGCAGATTACATATATTGGAACGTAGAACTAAAGCAGGATTAGTGGATTAAATTTCCTAATCATTCAATAAGGAAGAGAGATGCAAACATTTAGTGAACATTACTACATATCAGAAAAGATAACTTCTGATATAAAGAGAGCATTCACATCTAATCTCTTGAAAAAGAGAAAGGTTGGAATTGACCTTGGTAAAGGCAAATATAAAATTGTTGTACCAACTACACAAAGCTCGTTCAATAAAATAAAAGAGTCCATAAGAAGGGATGTTGTAGATTTCTTCAAGTCTTCAAGTAAACCAAGGACCAAAAGAAAAACCAATGTAAAGAAAGCCAAGCCAAGTGGAATCTACGTAAAGAACGTTTACGAAGGAGAAGTTGATAGTGGACTTGATATTTTAGACGGAATGCCTATTGCTGGCATAGTTTACGAATTGAGTAACGGATCAAGAATAGCATTTGTTACTACAGAAGATAATAATGGAATAATAAGAAGATATATAGCAACAAATAGCAAAGGCAATGATTTCCTTAGAACAAACCTCGGAACAACAATTCAACAAATATCAGCAGACGCCGCAGAAAGTAAGAAGATCGGAACAAGATCAAGACCAGAATCTCCATCTGAAGAATTCAGAAAGATATCTAAATCTATTGAGAAGATAGAAGAGGAGCCACCTAAAGAAGAGGAAGAAGAGTATAAAGAAATCGGTATATTGGATATTTCCAGTAACGAATATGATAATCTTGTCAAGGTATGGGGAGATGGTAAAACTGGTGGTGCTGTGAAAGGTGCTACATATCAGTTTAGAAATCTCTTTACAAGAAGTGTGTACTTTTCACCAGAAGGTTACAAAGGATATAAATACTCTGATAATGATGGTAATACAGTCTATCTGGTTGATACTGGTGATGGAGAAAACGCATTCATAGCTTTTGATGGAAAAGAATCATATAACTGGGCAGAGAATATAGGATTGCTTTCTTTCTGGAGAACTAAGCCCGACAAGACATCTATCTTTTGGAGAACTGGAACAATAGAGGACTTATAATAAAATTTGGAGAAGAAAATGAACTTTGAAAATCATTATTTTACAGAAGAACAGATAGACGAATTTTCTATCGGAAAAGATTCTTATTTTACTAATATTCTTAGAAAAATTGGTGGATCAAATAGAAGAAGAATTAATCCAAAGGCATTGGAAAATTTGGAATTAACTCCAGCAGGATATAACGAGCTTTTTAATTTATTGACAAATAAATATTCTGATAATAAAAAGAAAAAATACTATATAAAAGAATTATTTCAAGGTGTGTTTAAACCAAAAGATGCCGAAGGTGCTTTTGAAGATTTAGAAATTAATGATAAAAAACAAATAGAAGTTGTATCATATTTTAAGCTTAGTAATGGTGGTGCTATTGCTCTTTATAATATAAAAGATGAAGAAGACAATGATAGATATTTTATAGGAATAGATGGTAAAGGACAAAAATTCTTTTCTGCTAAACCAAAAGAAGGTGGCATCGGAATGGTGTTTAAAGGTTGGTTATCAGCACAAAAAGCTAATAAAATAGGAACTTTATCAAAAGGTATGACACCTGATAAGAAGAAGGATTCTTCTCCTACTGTTAAACACAAAATAGAGATTGACAGAGAGAAGTTTAACGATATTGCTCCAGAGGCAGATAAAATAAGAAGACTAGCAGCATCAAATAAATCTCTGAACCTTTTAGACATGTTTAGTGAAGAAGTTTTAATAGAAGCCGCTACTGGTCTTGTTATAGATGGTAAAAGAGCTGTAACCATTGATTCTAACGGTGAATGGCGTAGATTAGGTAAAAGTGGTAAAATTATGACAGGAAGTGGATCAATCAAAAAATTCACTGATGATCTTATTGCTGTTGATAAAGATGGAAAGCCTAGCGAAGACCTACAAAGTGAACTTGATAAGAAAATAGAGGAATACAAAAAGAAGAAAGCAGATAAGAAAGATGAAAAACCTTCTAAAGAGCAAGTCGACGCATACGGAAAGCTCTACTTCGACATAAAGGACGAGCTTCAAACGAAACCAAATGAAGTCAAGTCCAAGAATGTTAAGAACGGTTGGAGATACATAACAAACAACAATGGAACTATTTTTGTGTACCAGAGCAAAGTAGACAACAAGTACTACATTGCTTATGATGATAAAGGTAAGAATATTGTTGACAAATATGATTTGATAAATAAGTATAATCTGGAAAAAGCTGCCGAAGCTCCAGAATAAAAGGAGACAATATGAGAAAAAGAAGATTGGATGAAGAAGTAAAAGCAGCTAGCGATCTCATTGGTAGATTGCTCTGGGAGCAGGAAGAGGACGAAGAAGATGCTGAAGAACCTGATATTGAAGAAGAACCAGAACAAGGTCAGGGTACTCAGGTACAAGTATACTTTGATAATCTTGATGAGGAGTCTCAAAAGGTTTTTATGGATGCTTTGAGAGATAATCTAAATATTGCTAACGATGACGAATACGCCAAGAATAAGTTAGTAGACGCACTATCTAAAGAGCCTATTGCTACTTTTAGAGCAGAGGACGTTGTAAGAAAATTAAATATCGATATTTAAGGAGATAAAAATGAAAAGAGAAAGTTATATCAACGGAGCCAACAGTTTTTTAAATGAAGAAGAATATGTTGGACAAGAAAACGTCCAATTGAGACAGAACTTGTATAAGCTTGTAAAAGAGAATGGTTCTTATGATGTTCTTGCTGAACTTATTAATGTTTTGGTAGAAGAGGACCCAGCTTTAGCCAACGCAATTAAAGATGTTGTTGGTCCTCTTCCAGAGGAATAATTGAAATAGAATTGAATACATAAAAAACATTTGACATTTTTCTAAGAAAATGTTATCATTAATATAAATAGGTAGTAGAAAAGGTTCACAGGCAGAACCGCAGAATACCTAATGGATTCTGTAACATTTTAACCATCTAAGGAGGTTACTATGAACTACTTAGTTACTCGCAACCGTGATATTCCATCACTTTTTAACGACGTATTTTTCAAAGATTTCTTTGGAGAGGATTGGTTTAGTCCCATTCCATCGCTAAAGAAAATTAACTATCCAGTAGACATTTACGAAACCGACGAAGGAATTCAGATTGATATTGCCGCAGTCGGACTTGACAAGCCAGATATCAAGATTGATATTTCTGGAGATGTGCTAAAGGTATCTCACACAAACAATAGTGGTTCAAATGACGAAAGGTGTGCTTATCGTGGCATCACCAAGAAGTCATTCAACTTTGCTTGGAGAGTATCAGACAAACTTGATATTACAAAAACAGAAGCAGAACTTGACAAGGGATTACTAACTATAAAAATCCCTACGGCTCCTGAAAAGAAGCCAAAAGAAATTGAAGTCAAAATCAAATAATTAACCTAAGTTCTGCCTGTGAACTTTATAAAAAATCATTGACAATATTGTTGAAATATGTTATATTATAAGGTAAAGAGACTGTGTGGACTTTTGAACATTATGAATATTAGTCCTTAAATAAATATTCTGACTACTCTGTAAAGCTCAAATTTTTTACGTCGTGAAGGATGAGTTCGGCAAACCAATTCTTACGGAAACGTAAACATGGATAGGTCCCAAGCCCTGCTTCCGAAAGGTTGACTCGGCCAGGACCAAGGGTTGTTTGAAGGTATCGTTCCCTCAAATATGAAATCTTCAAGCATCCTGTTGACGTAAAAAAATATTGACAATCCCGCGGTAATATGATATAATTCATATAAATAGTTTTTACAGACAAGAAATAAAATGAAGGGTGAGTTCAGCAAACATTTTCTATCTTTCTATCAAAAAGAAACCAAGAAAAATCACCCTGTTTTTACCAACATTACGGGTATTGAATTTTTAAGTTTTGAAGATTGGATACAGCAGAAAAAAGCTCTCTGCAAACGAGGAACCAAATCCAATCTGTAACCTTATCGTACAGGAGGCACACATGGCTAAGGCACGCACAAATGAAGGCGCAGTTCAGTATGACCATTCACTTGACCACGGAGTTGAGTTTTTCTCCAAGGCTGGTTCCCTTTACACAACCAAGACAAAGAAGTCTTACTACGGAAACGAAACATCCGCTCTTGAGCTTTTTAAGAATGTCTGGTTCAGCGGAAACCACGAACTTGCTGTAAAGCTTTTGTTCTGGCTTCGTGATTGTCGCGGTGGAGCAGGAAACCGCTCAGCATTCCGTGAGTGTGTAAAGTGGTTGGCAGAGACTGACCCAAGATGGGTTCAGGTAAACCTTGGGCTCATTCCTGAGTATGGTCGTTGGGATGACCTTCGAGCATTGAATGGAACAGTTGCTGAGAAGGTTGCCACGGAGATGTGGGCAAAGGCAATTGCGAAGAAGGATGGTCTTGCTTGTAAGTGGGCAGACCGTAAGGATACAAATGTACTTAAGGCTCTCCGTAAGGATAAGGTAGTAAGTGACATTGGTGAATTCCGTAGACTTCTTGCGCAGGGTCGAAAGAATGTTGTTGAGCGTAAGATGTGTTCTAACAACTGGAATGAGATTGAGTACACTCATGTTCCTTCTGTCGCAATGTCTCGTTACACGAAGGCATTCGGTAAGCATGACGAGACTCGTTTCTCTAAGTTCAAGGAAAAGGTGAAGAAGGGCGAGGCGAAGATTAACGCATCAGTTGTCTTCCCACATGATCTTACACGTACTGTGATGAATGGTGACAGTGAGATCGCAGATGCTCAGTTCGAGGCTCTTCCAAACTGGGTTGGTGACAGCAAGCTTCGTATCATGGTTATCTGTGATACATCTGGCTCAATGTCATCAGTTGTTGGTGGAACTGTCCATGCATGGCATGTCTCGACTTCGTTGGCTCTTTACTGCTCGGACAGAATCCCAGCAGAAAGTCCATTCCACCGTAAGTTCATTCAGTTCTGCTCAGAGTCGAAGCTAACAGACTGGAAGGGTCATACATTCTCCGAGGCTTATGGAAAAGGTAAGAACCCAATGGGTGGTGCTGATAGAAGGTACTGGTACTACAGCAATCATGGAGTATTCGATGGTGCTGTTGGTTCTACCAGAGTTGACAAGGCACTTGACATGTTGCTAAATCACGCAACTGTGTTTGGAGCAACCAACGAACAGGTTCCAAACATGCTACTTATTGTCTCGGATATGCAGTTCCACCAGGGTGTTGATGGTGGAGACAAGACAGAAGTTGAGCGTTGCCTTGCTAAGTGGGAAGCTGCTGGATATGACCGTCCAAAGGTCATTTACTGGAACACATCAGGATATGCTGGTTCACCATCAACAGTAGCACATAAGGACGTTGGACTTGTGTCAGGTTTCTCCCCAAGCATTCTTGAGGCAATCATGAGTGCTGAGGACTTCACTCCACTTGGCATCATGCTCAAGAAGCTTGAGAAGTACAACGTAGTTGTACCTTCTTAAGTGTGTAAGAAATGAAAGACGGTTTGGTTCCAATAGGACCGAACCGTCTTTTTTTGTTTTTATAAATATTGACAAAGGTGGATGATTGTATGATGATTGCGATTTTAATAATTCAGTGTCTTATTTTGTTGATAATGTTCGCTATGTATGGGGCTGTTATAGAGAGGAATTCTAAAAAGTCTGCCAATGCTCCTAATGATATTGAAAACGGAAGAGATATAGAAATTTTCAGAAGCGGACTTCAACAAACTTGGACCTATGTAAATATTTCTCTTTACAAAATGTATAGAGAACTTGATATTCTGGACTTTGACAGTATTCAGAATAAACTACAACAGACATTAGATGATCTTGTTAAAAGCCCTGAAAAGATGGAAAAATGGGCTAAAAAATACAATGAGTACGTTGAAAACCAAGGAAGTGAATAATGCCATCGGTTCGTTTGATTAAAATTGACAAAACATCAAAGGGATTCAAAGATGTAGTAAAGGAAAATCTTACAGATAGAGTAAGAGATGATGACTCATTTGCTCAAAAACTTTACGCATCTCTGTGTAACACTGTATGGATAAACAAATCTACAAACGATATATACTCATGTACTTGGAGATATGCTGGACAGTTCGTTGCCGAAATAAGAGATAAGGGAGAAGGCTATTTGGATTTCTACTGTTCTGGTGGAGAAGGACTCAGACATTCTATCGTTTATAACGAACTAAAAAAATTAGGATATGTTCCTCTAAAAGACAAGGTTTTTGACAATTTACAGGAGAATGATTTCAAATGGTAACTTGGATTTTAATTGCTTTGATAATATTGATTGTTTTTTACGCAGTTTGGCAGACGGCTATTCTTGTGAAACATACAACGGCAATAGAAGGATTTAGTTTACTTCTTGAGAAGTTTATTGAAGTCAACCAGGGTTTTTACGAGAACCAAAAGTCTGTAGCTAAAAAGGACAAAGAAGTATTAGAAGGTCTTTCAAAACAAACATCAGAACTCAGCATACTAAGAAGATACAATACTCAAATAGATATGAGTGTCAGAAACCTCACAGAATCTACAAAGTCTCTAAAAGAAACTCAAAGAAATATCAAAGAAACGTCAGATGAATTGAAGGTTAGTAAGGACATTGCTAGCTCTCTTGCTAGTGTTTCAAACAACATAAGGTTGTTAGATAAAATAGCATCAGAATTGAAGAATTCTATTGACAAGTTGAATAGGAGGAACTAACATGCCAATAAACAAATACAAATGTAATGAGTGTGATTTTACAGAAGAATATGTTGAAAGCTTCTCAACATCAAAGGAAAATTGGCACCCAGAAAATTGTCCAAAATGTAAAGAAGGAAAGCTTGATAAAGTATTTGATATGGTGGGTGGTCATGGTGGTTTTGACATCGTGGGTTATTGTTATATGAACGAATATGGAAAGAAAAACTGGAAGAAACATCTTAGTCAAGAAGATCAGGTGAAGGTTCTAACAGAAAACAAAAATCCATATTAATTTATGTCATTAATAGAAGTAAATTGTCAACAAGAGAATTGTCCTGTCTTTAGCAAGTGCTGCTTTCTTCCGACAACATTCTTCCATATAGACAATAAGGTAGATATTATGTTTGTAGGAATGTGTGGTGGTTCTGATGAAAGAGATCAAGGAATGCCTTTTGTAGGTCCAGCAGGAAAGAGACTGAAGACTTGTATACTCAAGGCTAAATCTATTTGGGGAAAACCTTTTGGTATAGCTTTCTCTAATACTATAAGAGATAATCCAGATGGTAACAGCGCACCAAGTAAGGAAGAGATAGGATTTTGTTTGAAGTTTCTATTCAGAGACATAAAAAGGTTGAAGAAAGTATACAATCTCAAAGTAGTTATGCCTCTAGGCAACCATGCCAAGTCTGTCTTCTTAGACAACAAAATAGGAATTACTTCTGATAGAAAAAACATATATTCGATCAACAACGACAATTTCGGTTCTATCATAGTAAAACCAAGTCTCCATCCATCATACCTTATAAGAAATGGTAAGTTTAATTCTCATGGAATAGACAAACTACTAATCGATGACATTCTGGAATCTTTGATAAGGATAAGCATATAATGTATAATTCTACACTTATGTATAACAAGAAAGGTCTAAACTCAGTAATAAGCGATGGTTGTGACTTAGTGACTGCTTTTAACAGAGTCATAAACTACTTCGATCCTAACAAGAATAGAAACTACAAAACCAAGGTACTTGACTGCTCGCATTCCCATATGTGGACAGAGAAGGACATGAAGTTATTTAACATCGAAAGTACAAGAAATAAGTCTGGCTCTGTGATGAACAAAAAGTTCGACATAGTAATCTACGAACCTCCTCGAAACAAATCATTCTATCAAGACTCTATCAAATCATCGAAGATATTCTCGAAGATATTAAAACCGAAAGGTATAATTATTGTTAAGATGAATGACTTCAAGGAAAGAGGTTCGAAGGAGCTTAAAGGAAGTTTTGAAGTTTGGGATAGTTTCTCTGACGCAGGTTTCTATCTGTTTGATAACATAGTTTATAACTTCCACAAACCTTCTAACACTTGCGAAGTTCACGACAGAGCAGAGATAATTCACCTGTATTTTATGATTTTCAAAAGTTGTTCAGAGAAGTATTGCCCAACATAAAATTTTCCGTTAACCAAATTGGTAGTCTTGTAAATGATACTCATAAGATGCCCCTACAGTAAGGCTTATTTGTAAGAGATGGTTGGTAATCTTTCTGTAGTCAAGAAAGGTGATCGGCCCTGTCCCAACTCATCCTATAAGTATTTATACTCAAGCTAACGGCAAACTTCCAATAATGCTAACAATTTTTTGTGATTCTTCGGTATCACTTGGATCATAAAAAACGCTAAAAGCCGTCATTTGATTATCTAAGTCAGGTTCGTGAAAAGACGAAGTCTTAATACCTTCAATAGATAATCTTTTTCTGAGTTCAATTAAACTTTCGGGAAGAAAAGTTCCTAAGAATATAAGGAACTTATTGTTCCATTTTTCAAACTCATTTGGATGTTCGAGACCGTATTGTGCAAGAGCATGAGCACCTTGCACCATACGGTAACTATCCGAAAGTTCTTTGCGAGTAATAATATACATTCTTGGTTCAAGAGGTAATTTCATCTTGGATTCCTTTGATGAGATTCCAATCAGCCTCATTACCTTTCCTAACAGACTTCTCGATTTGTTCATACTTATTTCCTTTCAGTAAGCTATAAGCTATATGTTTGTGTCTAAAATCCTTAGATAGCTTTTCAACTTCATATCCAACCCAAAGTCTCCATACTTTCTTTTTATTCTCTGAATCCAGATCAAATAAATTTTCTCCGAAAGCTAAACCACTTTTCTGATATTGTTTGTACTCTTGTTTTGCGGACTTTATTTCTTGAGCAATTGACTTAAGTTCTTCTTTTATAGATAGCATTTTGGTATTCATAATTTATACTCCTTATTTTTTGATTATTATTTGTTCATTCTCTATTCACGAATTGCGAATGGAGAATTAAGGAGGCTTATGAATCTTATGCTATGCGTAGCCCTAACCTTTCTCGTAGCTAAAGGAATCTATCTGAGCTTCTTTTAGAATTGTGGAAACAAACCTTTCTATCTGCTTCTTATTTTTGATAGGACCGTGAACGTGAACTCTACCCTTATTATCCTCTGTGACAATAAGGTGCTCAGATATTTTGTCAAAGTCAAAGGGTGTACAATCATTATCATCATCTATACAAAAAAAGCATTCCATTGTTCAACTCCTTCTTATCATTGTTAGCTTTCTTGTCAGTATCTATCTTTTTAACCTTGATTTCCTTCTTAGGAAATTTTACAGTTAGATATTTCATGTAAAAATATACCTATATAGTTTACTTTTTACAGAAAATAACCTAAAAGAATTTCCAAAGAATTTATCTTTGGAAAAAAGAAACCTATAACTGGTTTTAGATTTCTTAAACCATTCATATAGTTGTTTCCATGATTTAATGCTGTTTAAAGTATCCTTTAGTGTTTTCTTCCAATGATCATCTAAAGAACCAATATTAAATTTTGGGAAAACTATATTTTGGTTACTTAAAGTTTTTTGTTTATATATCTTAATAAATAGATAAGTTCTTCTTGAAATTTCCATAGCGGCAGCTATGGAATCAACTTCTTTAGGATTATTAATTTGTCCAATA